CTGGTTCTGTTGACTTAATGAAAGGTCTTATGGAAGACCTATATAACTGGAATATTCTTAATAACCACTTTTATAGCGGAAACATCGTTGTAAAAGGCAGTAACAAATACAAGGTGGGAACAAGACTCGTATATACTTCAATAGAAGACAATTCCACTATTGAATACTACATTAAGTCAGTAACCCAGAACTTTAATACCTTTGGTGCATGGGTTACAACTTTAGGAGTAATTAGAGGATGTGAGCCAGCTAAACGCTTTAGCCCTCCAGTAGGGAAGTTCGAACAGTATGAAGGTCATGGATTCTTAGGTGACAACAGTACTATTGCAGAGCAAAAGGCTAGTGGAGGTTTACCAACGCTAAATGACTTATGGAACCAGATATTTGGTGGTATGATGGGTGGCGGAGGTTTACTAGGTAATATTGGATTAGGAATAGGAGTAGGTGCTGGTATAGATGGTAATGCTGCACAGAAAGTAGTGGCAGGTGCACAGAGCGTACTGCAAAATGGTGTCAATGGTGTGAGAGTTCGCTACACATTCGGTGGAGGTAACCCTGCATCTGGTGCCCTAGACTGTTCATCTTTTACTCAGTACATCTACAAAACTTATGCAGGCATAGACATTGGTAGGGTTACTGGAGAACAAGTTAAGAAGGGTGTAGAGGTACCTAAGGCTCAACTACAGCCAGGGGACTTAGTATTCTTCAAGAATACTTATAATAGTGGATACATCTATGGTGTTTCCCACGTAGGTATTTATGTAGGTAATGGTAACTTCATTGAGAACTCTAGTTCCAAGTCAGTAACCCTAACTGCCCTAAGTAACTCCTATGCTACAGCTCACTGGTTGATGGGTAGACGGGTTCTAACATCAACTCCTGGTGTTGGTGGTACTGGTGGTAGCAGTAGTGGTAATGGTGGTCACGGTAATGGTCAGCTAGCAGGTGGTAGTGGAGGTACCAAATTCATTGCAACTGTGTATAGTTCTCCTAATATCGACAATTACTCACCTAATACTACTACTGCGGTAGGTGCACCAACCGTAGAAGGTGAGACAATTGCAGTTGACCCTAAAGTAATCCCTCTACATAGTAGGGTTCAGATTACTTGTCCTTCTTATCCAGCTATCAATGGTACCTATACTGCACAAGATACAGGGAGTGCAATCAAGGGTAACCGCATAGATATCTACTGGGAAGGTAGACCTCCTAGAAATCCAGAGTCAGTTAAGAAGGCTATGAATAACTTTGGTAAGAAGGAAGTCTTTGTTAAGGTAGTAAGATACGGGAAAGGGTGATTGCTATGCAGTTTCAACCACATCTTGGTAGAGAATTTAAAGATAACTATAAGCCACAGGACAGACTTAACTTCATGTCCTTGGCTAAGGTTATCAAAGTCCACCATAAGCACCATACAGCAGATGTGCAGTTGATTAAAACTAATGATACTATACGTTCCAGTGAAGAATCTGAAGGTAAGTATAGTGCTAAGATACTTACACAAGGCGCTCACTTTGATGATGCAACAATAGGAACATCTGGTATCATGTACCCTATCCAAGAAGGTCAGCTAGTGGTAGTTGCCTTCTTAGATGGAGTATACACACAGCCGATTATTATTGGTAGTACACACAACAACAAAATGGATGAATTCAATATTCTTCCTAACAGGTACCCTCTAAGACCTGACAGTTCTCTAGAGGATATGAGAGAATCACTGAAGTATCTAAATGTGCACCCATCTCAATTCTATACAATGATAGATGGTATAGGTTCGGTGGAGATGTCTCACCCCTCTAAGACTTTCCTAAAGATTGACCCTGATATATACAGTGAGATATCGGATGAGCATGGAGGGTTTGACCACCAGCACTTAACAGAGCGTGACCCTATGACATATAGACCTCGTTCTGCTAAGACAGAGAATACTGCATATCCTGTTAAGATGCTCTTTAACTATAGAACTAGCTTTGAGGATACTGACACTAGCTGGACTAAGTTCTTCCTTAATAGTGACGGAATGTTCAGGGTGACTAGAGATACCAACGATGAAGCCATAACTTACCAAGAACTAGGTGCACGTGGAGAATACAAGGTACGTAGACAGCTAGATAGCGCTAAGCACGGTGAGGGCAAAGACTTTGTAGAGTTAGTTATTGAGGAAACAGGTAGAACCACTATTAAAAGGTCTGTAGATGGCAACGAGTCTAGGATAGAGATAAGCGAGCTAGGGGACATAGCACTAGAGAATTCTACAGATACCTATGTCAGAGTAACCGTTGATGGGGATATTAATTTACGAGCAGATGCGGAACTCAATATCACCACGGAAAATGGAAAAGCGTTTCCAGTATTGGTTTCTAGCGAAGAACCGCCAAACCCGAAGGACGGGTTAATTTGGTTAGACACAAGCATTCCAACGGAGGTGCCTAAGCCATGAATGCACAAAACGATGGAAAGAACAAACTAAGACGTATGGAGTTCGTCTTCAATGGTCAATCCTTTAAACTAGCCTTAAACCCAGAGGAATACGACCAGTCTCAACCTAGTAGGGTAGCAGTTACCCAAACTAAAGGTGGGGCTTGGGTAGATGATTGGGGTGCTGGTATTGCTAATATAAGCATGAAGGGAACTACTGGTTGGAAGAACGGTACAGGTGACCCTACCAGCGGTTTCAAGAAATTTAGAGAGTTACAAGCAATGGTAGAAGCGTATTACACTAAGCTACCTCCTGGATCTACTATACCAGCAGATAAGGAAATGATATTCCACAACTATACAGATGAACAGCACTATATAGTAATACCTAAGGTATTTAGACTATTCAGGTCTGTAGCTAGACCCTTGCTTTATCAGTACCAACTTGAGCTAATATGTCAACGAGATGCCAGTGCTCCTGCTAGTAGAGGAACATCAGTTGAAATAAAACAGGGAAGGGTGCAGTGATAATATGTATGCAACTCCATCAGAAGACTATATCTCTGCTAATCTGAACTCTAAGGCTCTTAATTACCTACTTGACACTATGTGTAACATTAGCTCTGTATTGGGAGATACGGATGGTAAGGTGACAATAACAACTGCTACAGAGCTTACTAAATCTCTAGATATATCTGCTAATGGTCTTGTCCTGTCTAACAGTGAGGTTATACAGGACGCTCCTTCTTCATACCTAATTGAAGAGTATTATGCTCCAGAAGTAGCTTATGATTCCTACCTAACGTACTTGTATATGAGGTCAGGTGACCCAAACTATGTGCTTAGTATAATAGATAGTAGGGAGATAACAAGCCCTCTGTTGAGGCTCACTAGGGAACAACATGCTCCAGCGTACCTTACTATCAGAAGCCTTTACTTGGAAGCCTTCAGCATATATAAAGGTGCTGTAGAATTAAAGACTGTAGACTCATCCCAAGCAGATAAAGTTATAACAAATTGTAAAGTGCTTGCTTCCTACTTAGCTAGTAAAGACAAAGTGAACTACGACTTATTGGAGGTACTAAAGACACTGAAACTGTCCCTAATGTTCCTTAAACATTACGCTCACTTGCTACCTGAACAGGAGGGATACTAATGAAATATCGTAAGTATCTGGTCAAACACAATGATACAATACAGATGATAGCTCAAAATCAGCTAGGAGATGCTTCTAAGTGGACTGATCTAGCCCTCTTGAATGACTTGGCTTATCCATTTATTGATTTACTATCCAGTAAGGGTGTAGTAGCTCCTGGGGATTATTTACTAATCCCTATGGGTGAAGGAATAGAATCCGACCCTAGCTTAGTATATGGTCAAGACCTTTTGCTAACTACTGACAAGTTCAGCTTAACGAATGGCACTAATGGTGATCTCATAGCAGTGGATGGGGATTTTGCTATCATAGATGGAGTACAAACCCTTAAACAGGACTTATTCCACAGACTTCTAACACCTCTAGGTACTCTTCCTTACCATCCTGATTATGGTAGTAACATGCCTATGCTGATAGGTACCGTCAGGACAGATGAGTGGAGAGTTAAGATGAGTATAGAGGTAGCAAGAACGTTCAAGAGTGATGCTAGGGTAATAGACGTTGCCAACATCAAGGTAGAGCCTATTGACAATGGTGTTGTCATTGAATGTGACATCATCACAGATGTAGGAGAGACTAGGATACGAGAGATTATATAGGAGGTGTGACAAATGAAAATTAAGACTATGAAAGAGATAGTGTCTGACATGGCAGGTTACATGGTAACTATTGGTAGTAAGATTACTAACTTCAATCCAGGTTCTATAGTAAGGACTTTATTTGAAGCAGTAGCTACAGAAATAGAGCAACTATACTTCAAAATGAAGAAAGGTCATGCTGAAGCTATAGAAGGCTCTCTGTATACTAGCTTTGGTTTTAGTAAGACACCTGCTACTAAGGCTACTGGTCTGCTAACTCTAGAGTTCAAAGCACCTTTGAGCCTAGTGTTTACAATCAGTAAAGGACACTCCTTCTACACAGTGCCCGTAAAGGGAAAGGTTATCTACTTTGAATGTCTGGAGGATAAGACTGTACCTATCGGTGAAACCTCTGTAGATGTAAAGGTTCAGTGTACAGAAGCAGGGGAGATTGGTAATGTACCTCCTTTATCTATCCGTAACGTGATGTCTCCTCTGCCAATGGTAGAACGTATGTATAACCTATCTCCTTTCCACACAGGCTTACCTGAAGAGACTACTGAACAACGTAAGAAGCGTTTCAGTAACTTCATTGGTACTTTACAGAGAGGTACGGTTGATTCTATAAAGTATGGAGTGTCTCAAATACCTGACGTTGCTGGGGTTAATGTGAGGGAGGATGTAGGTTTAATCTACATCTACGTTCATGATGCACAAGGACAGTTACCTGACCCTCTGAGAGTTCAAGTAGAGAATCTTGTACCTAACTACAAGTGTGGGGGAATTAAGCCTATTGTGTCCCAAGTCAATATTAAAAAGGTAGATATCGACATCAAGGTGTCTTTAGAAAATGGATTCGATAGAGGCACATACGCCCTAATCATTTACAATTCCATTAGTACTTTCTTAGAGAGGTACACAGTAGGTAAACCGTTACTACGAGCTGAGATAGTACGATTTATCATGAACTTGGACTACAATGCTATACTGAACGTAAACCTTAGTATTGACAAGGACGTTATAGCTCAAGATAATGAACTAGTAAGACCTGGTAAGATTACTATAAACGTAGAGTAGGAGTGGTTTACATGGCATTCATTAGTAAACTGGCTTCCTTCTTTAATAGAAAGTCTAAAGGAGAGCTAGGCAACTTAGCAGGTGCTTGGCAAAAGTCTCTTGATAAGGCTGAAGCAGACCTAACAGAGCTAGAACTCCAGTATATCATAGACACCGCTACTGGTGAATGGTTAGAGGAATGGGGTTCTTGGTTCGAGGTTAGTAGGAAGCTCAATGAAACAGACGTGAACTATAGAAAACGAATTAAGCTAAAAATGACCAGAGCTAAGAGTACTATCCCAGCACTAGTAGCAGCTGTTAAAGAATCTATGGGGGAAGATACGATTGTTGTACCTTATGAGACCTATAAGGACTTATTTATACACAACATGTCTCCCCTAAGTGGAACACACAGATTACAGGATGCTCAGTATACTAGGCTTGCGGTAGTAGTGCTCAGGATAAATAAGCAGTTGACACCTGAAGCTGACCTACTCTTACGTAGTGTCAAAGGGGGAGGCATAAGACTTATAGTAGAGTATGTGCCTAACCTTCAACCTCAACCTTAATCATACCCTGTACCGCAATATGCGGGCAGGGTTATTCTATTAGAAATTAGAATAGTAGAACTCAACGAAAAGGAGATGAAAACCTTATGATTAACAAAGACGCTCCTTACTATGACGACTTTGACCCAGCTAAGAAGTTTAGTAAAATATCCTTCGTACCAGGTAGAGTAGCCCAAGCACGTGAGTTTACTCAAATGCAGACCATTATATTTGAGTATCTTAAACGTGTATCGGACACTCTATACAGAGACGGTTCTGTGGTATCTGGGATGGGTTGGACTCTGACTAGTAATACTATAAAGATTGATTCAGGTAAGGTATACCTTAAGGGGGTAGTTCATCTATTCGATGCTCAAGAGATACCGATAACTAAAAAAGGTAAAGAGATTGTAGGGGTTAAGCTTAAAGAAGAGATGATTACGGAGGATAAAGACGTATCACTCACAGACCCAGCCCTTAATATGGGTAACTATGGTCAGCCAGGTGCTCATAGGGTTAAGGCTAGTGTTGAGCTTAAAATCAATGACCCTGATGCTTCTCCTATCTACGAATTCAATGAAGGGGAACTGCAATTAGAAATGGCTAGACCTCAATTTGATAGCGGTTTAATGGACATGCTAGCAAAACGTACTGTAGATACTAATGGTAACTATCGTGTTCGTGGTCTAGATTTAAGTGCAGAAGAGCATGATGCCAACAATATGAGAATCATAGTAGAAGCAGGTACGGCTTATATCATGGGTTATGAAGTTATTAAGGTAACCCCTGTTAAGAAGATTATACCTAAAGCTCTAGACACTCGTACAGTGCAAAATGAGCCTCAAGTGTACTTAGGAAACCAAGACAAGTACCCACTGAATAACTCTCCTGTTAAACGTATTGACCGTGTATCTGGTGAAGTTCAGGTAACAGAGACCGTTACAAGAGGTGCAACTATCAACGGCATTGACCCATTAAGTAAGAACCCAGTATCCGACATCGTGTCAATCACTGGCTATGCTAAGGGGACAGACTATCAGCTTACTACTAATGGTGTAGACTGGAGTGCTGGTGGTGTCAGTGGAAAAGAACCTGCTACAGGCTCTACTTACTCTGTAACATATAAGTACAGAAAGAACTTTGTAAATGCTACTGACTATAAACTTATTACTATTACTGATGCTTGGGGCGTCACTAAAGATAATCTTCAGTGGCTTGCAGGAGATAAACCTGTTAATAGTACGCAGGTTAATATTGATTACCAATTCTACTTACCACGTGCTGACTTAGTGTCAATTGACCGTTATGGTAATGTAATAGTTACACAAGGTCAGAGTGATATAGAGTTGAACGTAGTAGCCCCACAACCATCTAGTGATGAACAGCTAGTCCTTGGTGCGGTTTATATAAACCCTGGACCAAATAATAAGACTGCTAGGACTAAATTCAACGCAATAACAAGGATGGAAATGGGAGAGATTCAACGTCTGGCTAGACGTGTTGATGACTTGGAGTATAACCAAGCAATAACAGCACTTGACCGTGATGCAATGGCTGGAGAACTACCTTCAGACTTGAAAGGTATATTCTCAGATAGCTTTAGGTCTGTTACACGTGGTGACTTATCACATCCAAACTTCAATATTATGTACTCATTGGAGGATGGGGTAATCATGTTACCTACAGATACAACTAAGGACATCAAGCCAAATATCAATATGGACTTGTCTAACGTTAAGTCATTTGGACGTTTAATAGGTGCTCCTATGACTGAGGTTGTGGGTGTTGAGCAGCCATACGCTACTCAATCTATGTTAGTCAACCCTTACCTATCATTTAATGTATTCTCTAGCTTAAAGCTTACTCCTGCTTCAGATAACTGGGTGGATGAAAGCTATATCAAGATTGAGAATACTGAATATAGCGTTCGTAACTTCTATCGTTGGTGGGGACACCCAGAAGCAGTACCTTGGGTACAAGACCTCTTAGACCTTAAGATGGATGATGGAAGAACAGTAGGAGACTGGAGACCACCTTGGACACCAGGTGAGACAGTAGATACTTCACCTAGAACAACCGTATCAAAGGTTGAGAAGTCTCGTAGTATCTTAGAGGATGCCATCACTATCATGAGGCAGAGGGATATAGAAATCTTCTGTGAGAACTTACAGCCTTCAGCAGATAACCTAGAACTAACATTTGATAGTGTTCGTGTACCACTGACACCTGTTAAGGGTTCCGTATCAGGTTCAGTTGCTGGTACTGTTAGGGCTAATAGCTCTGGTCAGGTGTGGGCTAAGTTTACAATACCAGCTGGTATTAAAACTGGTACACGAGAAGTTCTGTTACGTAACTCTACTAACTCTGCGGTGGCTTCATTCACCTCTATTGGTACTAAGAGAACGGTTACAGATACTATTCTGACTAAACGTATTACCCTAGTACCTGTCGATCCACTAGCACAGACGTTTGAGTTCGATAGGGATACTTTAATGACTTCAGTAGGGGTTTACTTCTCTGCTAAACACGATACTAAGCCTTGTACAGTTCAGATTCGTAACGTAGTCAATGGCTATCCAAGTAACGTAGTATATGCTGAGAAGGTTCTACAACCTTCTGATATCAAAGTTAGCTCTAATGCTATCTCAGAGACTAAGATTACATTCGATGACCCTGTAATGTGTCAAGCTAATATTCAGTACTGTATGGTAATCTTATCTGACAATGATAAGCACTCTATGTGGGTGTGTGATTTAGGTCAGAAGGATGTTACTACTGGAGTACAGGTTACTCAACAGCCTTACCTAATTGGTATGTTATTTAGCTCTAAGAATGCTAAGACATGGACTGCTCATCAGTCTATGAACTTGAAGTTCAAAGTATATAAAGCTGAATTCCAACCAGTGGGAGTAATTGAGTTTGACCCTATCTCTAACTTAGGAGCAGACCGTTTAGTACTTCTTGCAGACTACCTAGTACCTGCTAATACAGGTTGTATCTGGGAAGTTAGCTTGGATGATGGAATGTACACTCCACTAGGCAACTATGAACCACATGACTTATCCCAGATTGTTAGTAAGGTTAAGCTACGAGCTACCTTCAAGTCTGAAAAGAATATGTCCCCTTTAATGTCTAAGGATAGCTTTACCTTAGTAGGATTCATGTCAGGTAAAACAGGTTCATACCTAGGACGTACAGTAGAGATGCCGCAGATTTACACTACTGTTAAACAAACTTATGATGCTCACTTACCTGCTGGTTGTACGGTAACGCCACAGTTCAGCTATGACGATGGTGCTACATGGATTACCCCTCCACTAGTAAGTAGCCAGCAAGTGTCTTCTGACTATATGAGATATAATCACGAGACAACAGTACTTGCTAGTAAGAATGCTAAGAAGTTTAAAGCACGTTTAAATCTATCTACTCCTAATGCAGTAATTAGACCTACTGCAAGAAGGTTCATTAATATTATGAAGTAATGAGTTTGGGCAGGTATATTATACCTGTCCATTCTTTATGCACTTTTAAATTTACAGGAAGGGGATGTTGGTATGCCAGAGATGAAGGTACTGGAAAGTGGGGGTATAGTATTCGTCCCTACGGCAGAGGAACAAAAAGTAGCAGATATGAAGATACAAGCCCAGAAAGACTTAGAAGAGACTCAATTATTAAAGACCCAAGCACAACAAGAGCTATTCGAGGTCAGGCAAATGAAGGAAGAAATAGAGGTGATACACAGAAGAGCAGAGAAAGTACTACAAGACTTGAAGGAGATGAGACGAAATGGCTAGTATGAAGGTCAGATTAGGTGGTAAGTGGGTTACTGTAGCAGGTGGCGGAGTGTCTCAAGAAGACCTGCAACAAGTGGTAAATGAAGCCAATGATTATGCTAACCGATTAAAGGAACAAATAGATGACGACATCACAGCTATGGAGAATAGTATCACAGGTCTAGAAAATAATATTGAGGGTGCATTCTCTGATGGTATCATCACTAAGACTGAAGCTAGACGTATCCAATCTTATATTAATACTTTAGATACAAACAAAGCACGCTTTGACAAAGAGTATACTAGTCTTATCAACAACCCATTTATGAACGAAAATGATAAGCAAGGTTTAATCTCTGCTAAGGCTAGTCATGATGAGAAGTTTGCCTTACTTGTCAAGGCTATTAATGACGCTATTGCTGATGGTAAAGCCACTGTGGAAGAAGCTAAACACGTTAATGAGAGCTTTACTAACTACAATAATGCAACTGCTGTACTTACTTCTGCTATTTATGAAGCGATTGATGATATTGCAACTAATAAAACAGGAGTAGCTCTAGAAGATGCTAAGTCATTTGCTAACCAAGCAGCAGAGGGAGTTAAGACTATCCTAACTGCTGAAGTACAGGGTGTTCAGAAGTCTGTAACTGACCTAGATACAGAAATCAAGGGTGCATTCCGTGATGGCATCATACAAGAGAATGAGCTATCTTCTATTAAGGCTTATTTAAATACTCTTGATACTTCTAAGCAAGGCTTAGACAAGAGATATGAGTCCACGTACAACAATGTTGACTTACCTGCACAGAACAAGACTAATCTTAATACCGTTAAGATTGATTATGACCGTTCTTATACTGCATTAATCAACACTATCAATGATGCCATTGTTGACCAGTTAGGTACTCCAGAAGAGCAGACTCTTATCAATACAAAGTTTAAGGACTACAACCAAAAACTTGCGCTATTAACAACTCAATTGGAACTTGCAATTGAAGCAATTTCTAAGACTAAATCTACTAGAGCAGAAACTAATGCAAAAACATATTCTGACCAAATCAAGAGCGACATGGCAGATGAGATTAAAGGGGTAGAAGATGCTACTACTGCATTGAAGACGGAAATTAATACTACCTTTAAAGATGGAATCATAGATGCAAGTGAGGCACAGAAGATTAAGTCTTATATAAACTTATTGGATAACAATAAGAAAGCCTTACTAGAAAGATATACTGAGCTATACAACAACGGATTCATTTCTGCTATAGCTAAGACAACTCTGACTAGTAAGAAGACCTTGTTTGACGCTAAATATAATCTTCTTATTAGTGAGATTACTAATGCAATTGCTGATGGTAAAACTACTATGGGTGAGTCTCAAGCTGTAGATAGTGCTTTCACTGTGTACAATGATGCAGTTAAAGAGTTTACAAATGCTATGGAAAAAGCAGCAGATAGCATAGCACAAGGTAAAGCAAATGCAGCAGAGTTTAACGCTGGAGAGTATGCAGATGAGGCTAGTAACCGCCTAGATGTAATTAAAGTACGCTACATCAAGAATACTCTTTCAGGTAGCTCGGTTAATGCTTACAAACACTGGACTGAAATCAAAGCTATTAGTAAAGGTGTAAACGTTGCTCTATCGGGTACTGTTACTGGTAGTCCTGGTATTACAAACCTTGGCGTGGTTAATAACGACAAAGTAGATGACCAGTTTGCAGAAGACCGTACAACAGGTGATTCATTCGTACAGATTGACTTAGGTACAATCAAGGATGATATCGACTACATCCAATTATGGCACTACTATCAAGATGCAAGACAGTACAATGGTAACAAGCTGGAGGTATCTGCTGATGGACAGAAATGGTACACTATGTTCAACAGTACTAAATCTGGTACGTACAAAGAGTCTGCTGATGGTTTCATTGTACCAATCAATGCTGGGCGTATTTATAATCACACTATGCAACGTATCACTAGTACCGAGACTCAAATAACTAATATTAATGGTGAATTACAATCTAGAGTAAAGACTACAGTATTTGACCAAGGTATTAAGGACTCTAAGGAACATGCAGATGCAGTAGCACAGGCTGTTCGTAATGAGCTGTCTAGCTTCTCTAGTCTTATCACTAATCGTATTGATGGTATTGAAGACCAAGTGGATGGCAATATTACTACCTGGTTCTTAACTGGAGCACCAACACTAACTAACAAACCATCAGTAGACTGGAATACAGATGTGTTAAAGGATACTCATTTAGGTGACCTTTACTACGATTCTGCTACAGGGTACTGTTACCGATTCTTGAAGACAGGTATTATCTATGCATGGGCTAAGATAACTGACTCTGACGTTACTGAAGCCATCCAAAAAGCAGCTAAGGCACAAGATACAGCAGATGGTAAGAGACGAGTATTCGTTGTTCAACCTATTCCTCCGTATGATGTGGGTGATTTATGGGCACAAGGTTCTGCTGGAGATTTAATGCGTTGTAACGTTGCTAAGGCACAAGGTGCATTGTATAATGCAGGAGACTGGAGTAAAGCTTCTAAATATGTTGACCAAAAGACAGTAAATGACACCCTAAATCCATTCGTAACTAGATTAGAGACTGCTGAGTCGTCTGTTATACAGAATGCTAGGGAAATCTCTGAACGTGTTAAGATTGATACGTATAACCAAGAGATTATTAACATCAATACTAATGTGGGCAATATTGATACCGCACAAAAAGGCACTGCCGATAAATTAAACAAGTTGTCTATTGGTGGTCGTAACTTACTGAAGAACAGTGGTAACTTTGTTACTATTGAGAACTGGACGTCTTCTGACACTGCTACTGCTACAGTAATGCTGGACAAAGATGACCTTAAAATCAGTAAAGTAGGGTTAGCTACAGCAGTTCACATTATCAACCCTAGCTTACAACGTGTTGAATGGGATGTTAATAAGGAATATACTATTACTATTAGGGCTAAAGGTTCTACTGGATTTGACCTTAGTTTGGGTATCCAGAGTGCTACCATCATTCCTCTAGGAATAGTTTCGGTAGGTGCGGTTACTACTGCATACAAGGAGTTCACTCTAACATTCAAGCCTAAGGTGACAGGTGTTGCAGACTTCCGTATCTCAACCACTGCTATTCCTAATGGAGGAGCTTTATGGGTTGACTGGGTTAAGGTGGAAGAGGGTAACAAACCTACCGCTTGGTCACCAGCACCAGAGGACTTAACAGACTATGCAGATATATCTGTAAGCCAGATACTAGATTCCTCATTTGAAAGAGGTCTACGCTTCTGGAGTGCTTATAATGCAACTATTGATGTAGGAGCCCCTTTACAAAGTGGAGTGACTTACAAGACTTCTTCTGACAGTATTACTGGTAGAACTGCTTTACAAATATCTGATGCAGAAGGTTGGATATACTCTTCTAACGCTATTCCAGTAGACACAAGCCGAGTCTATCGTGTTCGCTTCCGTGTTAAGAAAACACGTGATGTTGATACTGGTGGTACTAATATATATGCTGGTGTTGCTACCTATGATAAGAACGGTGTGCTTCAAAGTACAGCTCCTGGTAATCACAGATACTGTGCAGCAAGTGGGAAACCATTAAAGGTAGCTGATGGATGGCAGGTATTTGAAGGGTATATCACTGGTGAGGGCAATGTGACTCATAACCAATTTAGACCAGGTACAGCGTATGTAAAACCTATGTTTGTAGTGGACTATGCTAAAGGAACTGGCGGTATCAACATAATCGACCTTATGGACTTTGAAGATGTTACTGCACAGATTAAGGCACAGGACTACTCAGAAACTAAGATAGGTGAGGCTAAAACTGCACAGGAAGCATACGCTAGAGCACAGGCGGAGGCTGCTAAGACAGTGGCTAATGCATATGCAGATGGCATTGTTACTGCTGAAGAACAGCGTGCAATAGATGATGCTAATGCAAAACTACAAACAGCTAAGGCATATGCAGAACAGAAGGCTAAAGATGCACAGGATGCAGCACAAGGCTATGTGGATGGCATTGAAATAGGTGGTACTAACCTACTTAAAAACTCTGGGTTCAAAGACTCTCTTAGCTATTGGTCAATAGGTTCCAATGTCACTGTGGACTCTAAGGAGTTCGAGGGCTACCCTACAGTGTTAAGTAATCAAAGTGGTAGAACAGATGACATTTGGGCAGGTATAAACTCTTCTGCACAGTGGTATCCATGTAAGCCAGGTGATAAGTTTGTAGGTAGCATATACACTTACACAGAAAATATAGCAGGGTTTGAAGGTAGGGGTGCCAATTTAATTGTAGACTTCTATGACATCAACAATACTAGAATACCAGGATGGCTACAAACTTCTATATTACCTTCTAAACAAGGGGAGTGGCAACGTTTTACAGTTCAGGGTACTGCCCCAGCAAATGCGGTTAAGGTTCGTATATATGCTTATGTTACTCGTAATGGTAAGTTGTGGATGGCTAAACCCCAATTAGAAAAGGGTACTAAAGCTACTGCATGGGGGCTTGCTCCAGAGGACTTAGTAGAAGCTATTGGTAAGGTTAAGGTTGGTGGGAAGAACTTATTAATAGGTAGTGAGTCTCTATCTATTATATCTAATAATGTTGCTGTATATCCTATAACTGTTACTAAGATGACTGAAGGGGCTGTTAGCTTCAATCGTGTTAAGAACTCTAAGGCAGGAACAGATGTTAATACAATAAGTGTATATAACACAATACCATTTAACACCATCTCTGACAATCTTGCAGGTAAACAAGTTACATTCTCTCATCAAGTTCGTGCATCTAAGGCAGTAGAAGGTTCTATAATGCATGAGTTATATGGTGCTTCTACATTAAAGTTACCTGCTTCTAATACTAAGTTTGCTGTAACTACAGACTGGCAGACTCTCTCTATTACTGTAGACATGCCTAGCAGCCTTAGTGGATACACAGGTGTCAGATTCTTGTTATCTGCATTCTCTAGTATGGTGGATCAATATGTAGACTATAGAACTATCAAGATTGAGTTTGGTAACAGGTCTACAGACTGGACACCTGCCCCTGAAGACGTAACTAAGCTTATAGCAGATGCAGACAAAAAAGCACAGGATGTAACTGGTAGAGTAGATGAAATGTCAGCGGATGATAAGCTAACTTCTTTAGAGAAGCAAGATGCTAAGAAGGATTGGGATATTATTGCTGGAGAGTATAGTAACTTCTATACTCAAGCGGATGCTTTCAAGGTTACTACAGAAAAAGCTACTTACAAGACTAGATATGATGAGTTAAACGCTTACCTTACTCCTTTGTTTACTAAAATGAATGAGACCTCTACTATCGTAAGAGCTGACTATAGACTGAAATTCAAGAACTACTTTGAAGCTAAGTCTGCACTAGCAAAAGCTATTTCTGATGCTTCTAAGTCTCAAATTGACAGTATTGTTATAGGTGGTCGTAACTACTACAAGCAAAAAAGCTTTACTGCTGCGGGTAGTACTACCGCAACATTTGACCCAGTAGAAGGTGTATGGGTAGTCACTATACCAAAAAATACCAACTCTTCTTGGAGAGGTATCATGTATAATGCAAAGAACGCCCTACTGAGAGCAGGTAGAACGTACACAGGTAGCTACGAAATTTATGCAGATGTAGTCATTCCTACTAACGTTGACATTAACAACTTTGGGGTAACTACTGTCACAGGTACTAATGATAATGATGAAGTAGCTAAAAGGGTTATGAGTTACCCTCCTACTGTTCCTGGTAAGTGGGTTAAGGTGTCCTATACTTTCACTATACCTGCCAATGCTACTCAAGATTTCTACGATAACTCTGTAATAGGTATAAATGGTGCGGCTAGTGCATGGACTCCTACTGTAGATACTGTTATCAAAATCAAGAATATGAAGCTTGAGGAAGGTACTAGACCTACTGATTGGACTCCTGCACCAGAAGATATAGACCAGTTAATAACTGACCTGGACACTAAGGCTACTACTCTACAAACTAGTGTGGATGCTATGTCTGATGACAATTTGCTTACTCCTAGTGAGAAGTCTTTATTGAAAAAGGACTGGGATTCTATCGTTGGTGAGTACCCTACCATAGCTGCACAAGCAGATGCATTTGGGGCTACCGCTGAGAAGAACAACTACACTACTGCCTACAATAACCTTAAAGGTCTTATAGAGACACCTCTTGCGAATGTCACTACGACATCTCCTGTTAATGGTGCTGATATGAGAACTAAGTTTAAGGACTATGCTGACAAGAAATCTAAGCTTCTTAGATATCTGTCAGATGCAGCTAAGAATCAGATAGATGGTATTAACGTTGGAGGACGTAACTTACTATCTGGTACTATGTTTAAGGATGCTACTGGTTGGTCACGTTGGAGTACCTATGAAAGATGGGGCGTTAGAAATGATGCCTACAACAATATGGACTTTCTATTCATGGAAACCCTTACTAGTGCAGGCGCTCAAGTTGTAGTTCCTATAGGAACTAAACTAGGCGTACAGAGTGATGGTCGTACCTTCTCTGTTAAGAAGGACACAGAGTATACTATATCTATGGTAGTTGCTACTAGTGAGCTTAATAATACTCTAGACTACCTATATCTCATGCACAGTGATAAGGTCAACTTTAGACTACCAGATATTAAAGTTGATAGCTTCCCTAAATACAGTCTAATAGCTTCTGGGTCAGGCACTTACTTCTACAAAGTTAGTATAACGTTCAAGGCTATTAAAGATGATGCTAATGCATATCTTTTAATAGGGGGAACTCTATTCAGAGCCATGACAGGTACTAACGGATACGCTTGGATTCGTGTGGCATATCTTAAAGTAGAAGAAGGTAATAGATCTACTGCATGGTCACCATCCTTTGAGGATATCTTTGGTGATATTAAAGCAGCTGATAAAAAGGCACAGGACGTACAGAACTCTGTAAATGACATGTCTGCTGATAACAAAATGACTGCCCTAGAAAAGCATCAAGCTAGTAAGGATTGGGAAGGTGTTAAGGCAGAGTACCCTATAGTGTCTGCACAGGCAGATGCTTATGGCAAGACTGCCGAGAAAACTGCTTATACGACTGCTTATACTGCACTGAAAAACTATATTGAACCTATCTTAGTTAAGCTAAATGAGACTTCTGACATAGATGGCAACAACTACCGAGGACTATGGAAGAACTACTCAGACACTAAGTCTAAGCTACTGAGAGCAGTCACAGATGGCTCTAAAGATGCTATAGATAATATATCTGTTGGGGGCAGAAACTTAATTCTAGGCTCTCATAAGGATTTCTCAACAACAGACTATCTAATTAATCAGTACATGCTATCTGAGAACTGGGTAGCTGGTCAAGAGTACACTTTTGTAATTAAAGGTACTGTCCCAGCAGGTCAGAAGTTTGGCATATGGATGAATGGTGGCTCTAATAATGTTGGGTATGCTACAGCTACTTACATTAATGGAGTAACCTATGTAACATTCAAAGCTATAGCTACTACCTCCGGTAATGAGAGAATCATCAACCTATATAACTTTCCAAGTAACACTACTGCATCTACAGTAGATTGGGTTGCGTTATATAGAGGTAATAAACCTATGGATTGGACACCTGCTCCAGAGGAAGTACAAGGGAATATTGACAATATCCAAGTGGGTAGCCGTAACTACATTGGTAACGGTGACTTCAGTACTCCACTTGAAGATGACCCTAACAAAGCATTCTACGCTAAAGGGGACATACAAGAGATTGTAGACATCTCTACGGAAACTCCACCCCATAAGTGGGCTTTACACTGTAAGAATACTGCTGCTAAAAATAATGGTCAGGCTAACTTCCCTGTGTTCATTGGTAACGCTGCTAAAGACTTACTAGGTAAGGAAATAACTGTGAGTATGTGGGTAAAATACCAAGGAGTTGTTAAAGGAGCAAATGTTTGGAACAGCTTGCGAGTAGGAGACCTTTCCATAGATTACAAAAAAGCTGATGGTGTCACATATAACTATCAACCTTCTGTAATTGACCAGGTGGTAGGAACGGACATGACTTGGAAGAGGGTATTTGCTACCTTCAGAATAAACCCAGCAGGGGCTACTGAAATCACTCGTATTGGATTTAGGTCTCTACTTGAGGGTTGTATAGGGGAGTTCTGGGTTACTGGTCAGAAAGTAGAGATTGGTAACAAGGTTACTGACTGGACACCAATGCCTGAAGAGGTCAATAATGTTATCTCTACTATCACAACTCGTGTTGGTTCTGTAGAGGCTACCACTAAAAATTTAGGAGACCAGCTTCTTAGTAAAGTAGAGAGCACTGACGTGTATACCAAGCAAGAAGTACTAGGTAAACTTGCAGAAGGTGAAATCTATCTAAAAGGTACTGGTCTAAACCACGGTGGAAACCGAGTACTAAAGGTAAATGGAGCTACTAAGTATGATAGTAATGCTACTCGTGGTTTACGCTTACTGACTTTGAGTAGAGCAAACTTAGCAACAGTAGAGGACATCAACTATGATGTATATGCAAGTGATGCTCAACAGATTGCCCTATCTGATAAGCTGAAATCTTTAGGTAATAACGTCTTGGTCACTCTTACATCTTACGATGCAATTAATATGACTACTAATACTGGATTGCTAGATACCCTAGCTGACTTTGGAGGTTCTGGTCAAGAGCTACGAGGTAGATTCCCATTTGCATTTATAGGTCTTAAGGGTCTTGGTAAAGGGTCTGGTATTGAGGTATCAACTGGTTTAGACCAAACGAAAACACCTGTAGCAGAGGTGTTTACTAAGGTATCATCAGGTATACCACAAGGATTCAATACTTCATCTAAGGTACTAAATGATACGGTAAGTACTATCACTACTAGAGTAACTACTGCCGAGTCTACAATCAGTCAGCATTCTAAGAGTATTGACCTAAAAGTAAATGTTGATGGAGTTATTGCAGCTATCAACCTCTCTCCTGAAATTGGGAAGGGTGTACTAATCCAAGGGGAGAACATCATGCTTGATGGTAAGGTAAAAGCTAGACACCTTGCAGTGACGGACTTAGCTAACATCGTTATGAACAGTGATTTGAAGGATGGTTTAAGTGGATACTCAGCGGGTACCCTCATTAAGAAAGCCAATGCAAATAGAGCCAATGAGGTACCAACAGACTACGTAATTGAGCATAATGGCAGAGACCTGTACTATGGTGACCCATTTCCTATTAATAGACTAGAGGTGTTCTCTTGCTCACTCCTAGCTAAGCAGATTGCAGGTACAGCTTTATGTAGCATAGGTCTATGTTTCACTAATGTAAACTCTGCTGGAGTTGTAACACAGACTGATTGGAGAAAGGCTACAACATTCCCTAATGATACTGATATCCCTAACACGCCTTGGAAAACCCAACAAGGTCTAGTAACCGCTCCAGACTGGGCAACTCATGCAAGAGTGTGGATACAGATTGAGCAACCAACAGGTACTACCACAACTAAGTGGCAGGTGACCCTAGCAACGGTTAGACGTACTGGTTTACTAACGTTTGACCAAGCTAAAGGGGGTACCCTTGAGTTAGGGGAAGGTGGACGTGGATTACTTCGTGTGTATGCAACTGTCAATGGCAACCAAGATACAGTAGGTCAGATTGATGAGAATGGAGCCAGCTTTACTAAGGTTAGAACTAACCTTCTAGAGGTTTCTGGTAATATCAGTGCCCCTAACATAGTTACTAGTAATAGGGCTTGGTTGGAACTATTTGTAGACCCATCTAATAGTGGTAATTATACTCCAGACGGCTCTATAACTAAACCATATAAAACTATCAGGGATGCCTTAAACAGTGTACCTAAATATATAGACGTTGACGTGGAAATCAAGCTTCAAAATGATACCTATGAACAATGGATAGACGTTAGGGGCTTTGTGGGTGCAGGTACCGCAGGAGGAGCAGGTATATTCCTTAGATCTGGTACTAATGGTAGAAAGACCATATGGGGAGGTGTCCGATGCTGGTACAATTCTGCTCCAGTATTCTTAAATGACCTCAATATAGTCAGCAATACTCAAGATGCCAATGGGGTATTAGAATCCTATGGATGTACTAAAGTAAGTTTATGGAGATGTAACCTTACAGGCAACAATAAAGCTAAGACAGGGGCTTACTCTGAAGCTAGTAATGTGTGGCTAAACGACTGTGAAATCTACAGTTCTTGGGATATGTTTAAAGTATACCGAGGGTATATGTGGGTGCTCAACTGTCGGGGGGGCGACTGTGCTACTGTTTTCTCTAGTGTTGCTGGTACTATTCAAGGTGCAGGTACTAGACCTGGATTTAGAAATGGTGGCGCTGAGAAATATGTAGAGCAAGGTGGGTATATAAGTGGTAACTGGACAGAGAACACTGGTTCATGGTCTAAGCCACAACCTCCAGTAAACCCAGTACAAGAAGCATATGTGGAACCTAATGGTGCTAAGTCATGGCGTGATAACTTTGGTGGTCAATGGTACCGTGATGAAGTCCTACAAGGTACATGGGATGGATATGGTAACTACAGAGGGTGCTGGTTCTTTGGTAACAAGTTTGACTTCCTGAAAGGTAAGACTATCCTGGATATGACAATATACATCAAACGCTCAAACAGTGGTGGGGCTAGTGCTGCACAACAAGTTAGTATACGTACCCATGACCTGCTTAGCCAACCAGCAGGTATACCTCCATTATCTAGCCCTGTAACAGGTAACTTCTTTGCATGGGGTGAAGGAAAGTGGATTAACGTTAAGGCTCTTGCTGGTAGCTTCCAGACAGGGAATGCTAAAGGATTTGGTATATATGCTGATGCAGGCTCTCCTTATATGATATTTGATGCTTGGTGTCAGGTTTGGGTTAAGTATCAATAAGTTGATATTTATAATGGAGGGGTTAATATAACCCTCCATCTACATATAGGAAGGAGTGGTAATGGTGAAAGTACTAATCTATCATGTAGAAAACGGTGAACCAGTTAAGGGTATGCGGTTAGAGGGTCTTCAAAACATTAGAGTATCTGATGATGAAAAGACCATCTATCACTCTACAGGCTCTTGCGAGGGTATTAAAGGGAGTATTCTTATCCTACCAGACGATGTAGACTTTGACTCTTCTTTCTTAGACTTGAGACGTAGAGCTTACTCTACATCTTTATTCAAAGGGGATAACCTTATGGATAGCTTCAAGCAAATGCTTGAGATGGTACAAGGGATGAATAACTTTCAAGTACAGCAAACTATGGAAACAGATGCTAAAACAGAGGTTCTGCAAGTCGTTTGTGACTATGTTATGTCTGCTATTGAAGGTATGCAACTGACTATTGATGAGCAAGCTAAGAGGATTGAAGCACTAGAACAAGGCAAACCTATCACAGCAGTAGGAAAAGGAGTGTAAGCAATGGCTGAATTAACTAATGGAACAAGTGGAATGGGCGGAAAACTAGTCGGTGATGAATGGTATCCTTACTATGAGCCAGGCTGGACTGCTAAAGACCAAGCATGGTGTTGTAACCTAGTGAATCGATATAAAGTACCTATTTCAGTAATAACTCCGTTATATCGTACTATCATTGAGCAAGGCAAGTGTAATACTTTTGAAGCTGAGCACCAACGATATAAAGAGTTCCTAGCAGAGCATGGTATCGACCCATGGAACCCTAGATAACTCTTACAAAACAGACAGACACCTCTACATAGGGGTGTCTTTTGTTTTTTACAATTTTATTAGTGTACACTTTCTATGGAGGGGTAAATATGCATCTTAGCTATCAGGAAGTTAAGAGGAAGGAGGGCACAATGGGACACTATGTAATGAAAGCATTCGAGGGTTTCGAATGGAAAATCCTAGCGAGCGTTTTTGGAACGGTTGTTGCATATATAGAGGGATTCTATACTGAACTAATTTGGTCTTTCTTAGCACTTTTTACACTAGACCTTATTACTGGCATAATGAAATCTAAACGGAACGGTATCCCTATTAGTAGTAAAAGGCTAAGAGACTCGGTTAGTAAGCTAGGAGCTTACATTATTCTCATTACAGCCCTAATCATAGCTAGTAAGATGGAAACACAGTTCGTTCCAGTAGTGACACTAGCATACTACTATTTTATTTTTACCGAGTTTAAGTCTATTATTGAAAATGTAGAAGAAATGGGTCTTAAGGTACCTGGATTTTTAAAGTCTAAGGTAGATGAACAGATACCACAAGACTCTACAGAGGAAGAAAAAGAAAGGGGAGATAAATAATGGTAGCATGGAGAGACGACTTTATTCGTATCAACCAGTACTCTAGACCAGGTTCTAGTTTGACAGCAGTACGTAAGATTATCTTACATTACACTGCTAACCCAGGTGCTAGTGCCTCTAACCATCAACGTTATTTCAATAACCTTACTGACCGTTATGCATCAGCACATTTATTCGTAGACAAGATTGAGGCAATCTGTATTATTCCATTAAACGAGGTATCTTACCAAGCTAATGATGGATCATACAGAGGAGTAGAAGCATTGAAGCCTAATGCTAACTTCCTATCTGTTGGTGTAGAAATGTGTCAAGAGCCAGACGGTAGCTTCCACCCTGACACAGTTACACGTGCAGTAAACGTGTGTGCAGATTTATGTCGTAAGTTTGGTTTATCTGCTGGAGACATCGTACGACATTATGATGTAACTCATAAGTACTGTCCTGGTCCATATGTAGATAATGCAGCATTATTTACTGCTTTCAAGAATCGTGTAGGTGACGTATTAGGTGGTGGTTCTGGTGGTGGAACAGGTGGAACTACTCCTCCTACAGGTGGTGGAACACCAACACCAACAAATGGAGTAGCTACAATCAATGGCACAGGAGTACGCTTACGTAAGGGTCCAGGTACTGGATACGATGTAATCCGTACACTAGGTCAAGGGGAACAGTATGAAGTATTTGCTGAACAAGATGGTTGGTTATGCCTAGGTGGAGACCAGTGGGTATACAATGACCCATCTTACATCACATATACTCGTGGTAGCGGTGGTTCTACAGGTGGCTCTACTGGAGGTTCTGGTTCTACTAATGCTGGTAAACGAGTAGTATCAAAAGTGGATGGCTTAAACTTCTATAGCCGACCTACATGGGATAAAGCTTATGTAGTTGGTCAATGTAACGCAGGTGAAGGCTTCACTATTGTTACTAAAGTCCCTGTAGATGACGCTTATCAGTACAAGGTACAGAACTCCAAGGGTGCGACTTATTATATCACTGCTAGTCCTACTTATGTGGAGATTAGATAGGAGGGCTTTAAATGAATTTGTTAGACGTAGTAACACAAATTGGTGCTGAGGTAGTCACCATTCTGGTGGGTGCCTTAGTAGCATTAGTATTAGATCAAGGTAGACGTTTATTGAAACGTGCTAAGCAGAAGGATGAACTTGGTATCATTGATTCTATCACTGACCAAGTGGTGCAGTATGCTGAAGCCGAGCTAAAAGGTAAGAAAGGTATTGAGAAACGTGATTGGGCGGTTGACCAAGCCTTACACATTTTAGCGACTAAAGGTATACACTTGAGTCAGGAAGAAGTTATTGCAGGAATTGAGAATGGTGTACGGAAGTTGAAAGGTGAAACTATCGTTTCAATAGACGGTTTGCGCCAACGATAATCTAGCAAAAAACCCTTGAATTAGACGATTCAAGGGTTTTTCTATGTCCGAAATTTGAGGGAAATTCACCTAGAACATTACTAGGAGTCTATTTTGTCAAAGTCACCGCTATGGCTCTATATGAAAAACCTCTGAAGAAAAAAGAAATGAGGAAAGAAGGTGAAAACTCTATTTGGGGTGGTTATTTTAAATAGGAAATAAATTCGGAGGTGTTACATATGGCGGTTATCGAAATAGGTAATTTACACTCAACGGTCATTGATGCTAGTGCAAAGAGTTTAAAATTGGTTGATACTACACTATCGGTAGAAACTCCAGGATACCAGTTCACCCCATTGTATAGAAATGGAACATGGGATGGACAGACGAGGTTCTTCAGCATGAAGACTAAGAAGTTTCCTAGCGGTTTATTATCCAAAGTTGTGTGGGCACTTGAAAAAGCAGGTGAAACGGTAGAGGTAGTTGACAAACGAAAATCGATAGAAGTCTCTATCCCAGATGAAATACAGCTAAGAGATGAGAAGATTGGTCACATTACTTTACGTGATTACCAGTATAATGCTGTAAAAGCTGCATTCAAGGCTACTAGAGGTATTGTAAACGTTGCAACTAATGGAGGAAAGACTGAGATAGCAGCAGGTATCATCAAGCATGTTGTGCCTAGTCTTAAATCAGACCAACGAGTATTATTCTTCACCCACTCTAAAGAGATATTCTCACAGTCTCATAAGAGACTAGAAGAGAGACTAGGCATGAAAGTTGGTAGAATTGGTACTGGTGTGTGGGATGTTCAGCAGGTCAATGTTGTAATGATACCAACTGTATCTAAGTATCTGAATCCTAAAAAGATTCCAAAGAATATGAACAAGGAGAAATACCTAGATACATGTAAAGCAACTGCTGAGTTACTTAAATCTTGCTACTGCTTCCTAGGAGATGAGGCACATCACTCATCATCTGATACTTGGTATAAACTGTTCATGAAACTGACTAACGCATACTTCAGATTTGGTTTAACTGGTACTGTAGATGAGTCTAACCAGATTAATGTGAAGAGACTGTTAGGATGTACTGGAAGGATAGTCATCAAGATATCTAATGATTTCTTAATCCAACAAGGGTTCTCTGCTAAACCAACAATCTATATGTTACCAGTAGATACTGATGTGATTGAGGATGAAACGTATTCTGACTCTCGTAAGCTGGGTATCATCTCTAATGTAGACAGAAACACGGTGTTAGCTGATAAGGTCAGTGAGAGGGTGGATTTCGGGAAACAATGTTTAATTATTGTGAACGAAACCGAACATGGAGATATTGTATCTGAACTGTTGGAACAGTATGAAATAGACCACAGATTTGTTCATGGAGACAGAACTACTAAGTTTAGAGAGTCTGCTTTAGAGGACTTTAAGAATGGAGAGTTCCCTGTAATGATAGCTACATCCATACTGGATGAAGGTGTTGATATCTCTGGCATCAACTGTCTATTCCTAGCTGCTGGTGGGAAGTCAATGAGACAACTGTTACAAAGGATTGGTAGAGGTCTAAGAAAGAAAGCTGATGGTTCAGGTATTGAAGTCTATGACTTCTTGGATTACCATAATGAATACTTAGCTGAACACACTCTAGACCGCTACGAAACATACAAAAATGAAGCGTTCCATATAGTGAAACTGGGCTGAGAAGTCCAGTTTTCTGTATGAAAAGGACACTGCTGGTACTGGTTCTCCTATGTGGTGGAATTTAATTTTTAGTTACTAACGTAACTAAAAATTATAAAAAGTATATTTATTTATAAAGAAGTCTTAAAAGTAGAGAAAAGTTTAAAGGTTTACTTTTAAATAATTAAAAAATTTAAAGAAAAAAGGGAGGCAAAAGCCCTATGCTCCGTAGTCCGAGAGGGCGTTCAATGGACAGCTTTTATATGAGAGGACAGTGTTTAGTATGGCAAAAAGGAAACCAAAGATTATAAAGAGGGTACCTATCATACGGAAAGCTATAATCCTACCGCAAGAAGTAAAAGCATACTTGAAACTGTTACAATTGCAGGAGGAAACTAGGGAGGATGATATCTTAGAGATTGTCAGACATTATGAGATGTTGGCACGAAAGGTAATAGGAAAGGCTGGCTATTGTGTAGTATCTCCCAAAGAGCCTACTAAAAGCAAGAGATGGATACACTTTGAAAGAGTGTACGAGGTATGTAGAATGCAACACTGGGATGGGAAATTATATATTGAATCCCAGTTTAAGAGGTTAGGCGGAGTGCCAATGGCTCATATGATGTACTCTGTTGCAGCTATGAGATACTTCACGAACTATCTGGCGAACATAAAGCGTATGTCAGAGAAGGACGTGGGGGGCAAGAAAAAAGAAAAAGGAAGACGAACTCTCAGCGGTAGAGAAGAAGTGATTGAGGGTGTAATCACCTCTGCGGAGGTTCTTAACACCTACATCAGTAAATCTATTATGGATGACAAGGCTCAGTACAAGGCTATTAAGATATACCAAGCTTGGAGAGAACTGTCACCATACTACTTATGGTCAGTGCCTTGGTTCCATGACGTGGTATCCACAATGACAGGCGAATCCAATAGGGAGAAGCTGGTTATGAAGGAGTTTAACATGATTCACGAAACCAAGAGCTTACAAGAACTTATAAGAAAGACTGTGACAGAGGTAGAGTCCCACTTTAATATTCCTCCTAACATCGCACTGGGATAGGCAAGAGAGGACTTTTGTGGTCTTCTCTTTTATTAAGTCGGAGGACAGTTTGAAGGGGGTAGCGTATTGCATGCCTGAAACATATGAATTTTCAGAATCGTTCCAGTCGAAGATACTGGCACTAATGGCACGTGACAAAGTTTTTTACATCACATTTAGAGAGGTACTTAAACCTAAGTTCCTCAGAAAAGACATCCATATTGACATGGCTCGTATCATTCAGGAACACTATGAACGAGAGGCAGACCGTTCTACTAAGAAAGGCACTGAGGTTAACCCTCCAACTACAGAGGTGCTTTGGGAAGAGGTAAGGAAACTTACCAGCAATAACAAACTTAAAGCCAAGATTAAAGACCAATATGAAGATTGTGTATTTGATATATATGAAGCTGACTTGTCAGATGCAGAATATATAAAGGATAATGTCATTGCCTTTGGTAGGCGTTCCGCAATAGAACAGGCTATCTGGGACTCTGTAGGTTTACTAGAGAAAGGCTCACCAGAGGACTTCAATAAGATAGAAGACCTTGTGGGTAAGGCTCTTAGGATAGGAGAAGACATTGGTGACCTTGGTACGGATTACTATTCAAATGCTCAAGAACGTATTGAGAACTACCGTGAAGGTACAGATGGTGTTCGTAGGATTCCGACAGGAATAGGTGGAGTAGATAAGATTCTGCATGGTGGTCTTGGTGGTGGAGAGCTAGGGGTAGTTATAGCACCTCCTAACCGTGGTAAATCTATTGCATTAATTAACATTGGTGCAGGAGCAATACTGGAAGGTTACAACGTAGTACACTTCACACTAGAGATGCCAGAGAAACAGGTAACTAAGCGTTATGACCAACGCTTAATGGGTAAATCATTCGAGTATATGAAAGAGAACCCAGATAAGATACTTAAAGCTATCATGAATATGCAGAAGACTAAGAGAGGTCAACTGTTCGTTAAGAAGTACAAGACCAATGACTGTACAGTACACACAATGCGTTCATACCTTACTAGGTTATGGATGGAGAAAGGCATTAAGCCTGATGTTATTATTGTCGATTATGGTGACCTTGTACAACCACGTAGAACATACTCTGACAAGCGTTTCGAGTTAGAGTCTGTGTACCTAGATTTACGTGACTTAGCAGCAGAGTATGACTGTCCAGTGTGGACTGCATCACAGGCTAACCGTGGAGCACTAGACAAGAAGGTTATCACAATTGGTGACTTAGCAGAGGCATTCAATAAGGCTAACATTGCAGACTTTATGATGGCTCTATGTCAGACTACAGAAGAAAAAGAAGATGGCGAAATGCGTATATACATCTCCAAGCATAGGGATGGTGAAGCCAACCTTACAATTAATAACGAGATTGACTACGCTACGATGACCTTGAGTTCATACGAATAGGGAGGATTAATATGGGAATAGTGACGGAGAAGAGACCACCTATAAATCTACAGGGAATTATGCCTTCAGTTGAGGCTACTAGATGGAAACATATGGGTTCCTGCACCCAAAGGGTAATACCAGCTATAGTTTGTCCTAAGTGTTTCGGAGATTCTATACAGGTGGCTCTGTCTAGTGATATAAGTGAACCAAAGGTAGGTAACTTTATGGTGAATGCCACGGTGGTTAGGGTGGATGAGCAGCTATACTACGCAGGTAAATGTGGGGCTTGTAACCATGTATACTGGGGAGAGTGGGTTAAGGAATGCTAGAACACGGGTATACTTTGAAGGAACATTTCGGAGCTATTGTAGGAATGCTTAGAGAGAAGACAGTAGAAAGCTATGATATTGCTATGAGAAGCGAGACTGCTCACTTTGAGGACTACTTAAAGAAGGAACGTATCAAGTATAGCAAAACCGTTAGCTACGGTAAAGGCATTGGGGAACCCCCTATTAACACCTTTAGACTGGAGGAATAAATAATGAATTGTCCAAGTTGTAAAAAGCGTGGACACAACGTAGAGGTTATCAACAGTGGTAACCTCTATCGTTGTTTAAGATGCTTAAAAGATACCACGGAGAAGGAATTCAAAGATTCCCTTTCTTTAAAGGGAAGGGGCAAGGTTCTGTTGTGTACCATACATGGGAGAACGGTTGTACCTGAAGCTGACATACAATTATTAGCGGTAGGGAAACCTAAAGGACGAACATACTTCCAGTGGTGGGAACATAAGCCAGGTCTAGCTCCTACTAGGGAACTTGTCACCTTCACAAAGGAACACAATAGAAAAGGTAGACTTGATGGGTGGTTTGAACGCTACACTGAAAGCTTACTAGAAGAATGGGAAGAGCGTGGAGACTTCTTTAGTCAGTTTAGTGAACTAATTAATTGGCTGACAGAAGGTAAGACAGTGGCGATAGCTTGTTACTGTGATCATCATAAGCGACCTGTGTGTCACTTGAGCATTTTGAGAGGTTTAATAGAGGACTTTGGTTTTACTGTAGAAGAGGCAGAACCAATAGAATATAAATAGGAGGGTACAAAATGGATGGTATTCATGTAGAACTGAATGATAAACGTAAGAGCTATATTAGAGGCTGTCTAAAGAGATGGGAAGACGTAGAAGATAGAGATGCAGAAGACTGGGGTATAAAAGCTGGTCTGGGGTGGGTGCTGCACAAATTAAATCTGCATGAGTTCCTTAATGACTATAGAGTAGTCGCTATATTCATCCCTAATAAGGTAATAGATGAATGTAGAAAAGAGTGGAAAGATAATGCTATTGAAGCACACTGGAATCTAGGATATTCGAGAGCTATATTTTCTGTACTTAAAGCTTTGGATATCAAGGTTGAACCAGACCCAATAGAGACACCTATTGAATATATAACCAATTACTACAATAAATAGGAGATGATATTATGTTATACGCAGTATCAGCAGATATCCATGGACACATTTATCCAGAACACAATAAGCCTTCAGACTTTACAGGGTCTACAAGGCTTGATAATATAGTTCTCTCATTGAGATACAAGAAACAGTACTGTTTGGACAACAATATTAAACATATAATGATTGCTGGAGACTTATATCACCAAAGAGCAAGAGTACATACAGTGGTTTACAACAGTCTACGTGATGAAATTAAAGCTATTGGTGAATCAGGTATTGAAGTACTGATGATACCAGGTAACCATGACCAGATAGATAACAGTGACTTACCACAACACTCTCTACACTCATTTAAGGAACTAGATAACGTTACCGTTATTGATGACTTCCGTGTAGTAAGGTTTGGTGATTCTGATGTAGTGTGTGCTCCGTATAGCAAGAACGCACAGATGGTTAAGGACTTTATTATGTCTGTACCAGATGACTTGCAGAATCCTATCTTATTAGCACATTTAGGTGTTAGTGGAGGATTCGTAGGTAATGGTAACTTCCCTATGGCTGATGCCTTTAAGGTAGAGGACTTGAGACCTGACTTCTTTAAATATGTATTCTTGGGTCACTTCCACAAGTACCAATTACTAGGAGGTCATCCTCATGTAATGTATGTAGGGTCTCCACTAGAGCATAGTCACGGAGATGAGGGTGAGGATAAAGGGTTTGTAGTAGCGGATACTAGTAAACGCTTTGATGCTAAACTAATGCCAATCCCTAACCCTAAGTTCATAACTCTAGAGGCTGATGCTATCCATGATGGAGATGAGTTAAAGAGACACGCTGAACTAGGTAACTACCTACGCTTTGAGCTTAATGCTGAAGATGCAGGACACTTATCATCCATAGCCCCTTCTAACTTGCTGTATAAGGTTATCCTAAAGAAAGAATACCAAGCAGAGGTAAGAGTCCCTGTTAAAATAGGGATGAGCTTTGAGGATATTATAACTAAGTACTCTGAGGAATATAACCCAGATGCACTGGACGTAGGGTTAGAGATACTTCAGAAGGTACAGCAAGCGAAAGGGGTGTAAACGATGTGTACTACTTGTGTACGTCAACCTGTCAAAGTTAAGCGTAAGGCTATTACCTACTTCACAGAGAGAGGAATAGGGAATGGTAAGTGGTTCGCCTTTCCTATTCCAGAGGATGAGAGACCTCCTAGGCTATCTAGGAAATTAAAGAATAATGAGAAACATATATGGTGTCCTTGGTGTGCTGACTTCACAATATATAAGAAGGGTCGTTCGGACACTAACTATAATTGTACTGGTTGGTGCGGTTGGGGTAACACTGGAGAGTTTTATGTAAACAAGTATAATGACCTTTGGTTTGATGATGTACCTACAGCAGACCTTAAAAAAGTAACAATGCCAGCTCCAGCTAAACCTAGAGGTGGTAAGAAGCGGAGGGGTTAAGTTGAAGATAGTTAAACAGGAAAAAGATAAAGTCATCGTGGAACTAGACCCTATGGAAGCAGAAATGTTCCAAAAGAGTATGGTAAGACATAGCAAGATGCTTAATAACAAGTGGGACTCACTTGAAACTAAATATCCCGAAGAGATGTTATATCATGCTGCTAGAAAGGACAGAGCCGATGGCTTGAAGCGTAAGTTCGGTCTAGTAGTTAATAGGTTTAGGGAATGGGGAGTCCTAAAGTAGCGGTTGAGAATTTTCTCAACCGCTTTCTTTTTTATTTGTGAAGGGCGATTGACATACGAGAAGGTGGGAGACATGGGTATTGTAGAGTTTATACTAGAACTGATTGGGTGTATCCTGGATTTATTAGGTGCAATATTTGAAGGTAGTAAAAAGGAGGAAGAAGACGAATGAGATTAGGTGAAATGACAGTACAGAATTTCTTATCTATTCAAGACGCAGAAATGGACTTCTCTAACAAAGGGTTAGTCTTAGTACAAGGGTCTAACGAGGACTCCACAGCTTTTGATAGCAACGGGGCAGGGAAGTCTACCTTAGTATCTGAGTCCCCAACATGGTGTATATATGGTAAGACAATTCGTGGTTTTAAGCCTGACAAGGTAGTTAATCGTATTGCTGAAAAGAATACTAGAGTATCATTGAAAGTCTATGATGATATGGGAGATGAGTATGAGATTATACGTCACCGTAAACATAAAGAGCATAAGAACCACGTCCTGCTATACAGGAATGGTGAGAATATTACAGGCAAGAGTGATACGGATACAGACAAGATGATTGAGGACATTATTGGTATGGACTTTGTAACCTTCTCTAACTCTATCATGTTCGGACAAGGTGCAGGTACTATGTTTGCCTTAGCAACTGATGCCACTCAAAAGCAGGTGCTTGAGAGAATGCTACAAATTGAGCTATTTAAGGACATGCAGGAGCAAGCTAAGAAAAGCCTAGCTGAAGAGGAAAAGAAAATATCTGACGTAACTGCTAATATTCAGTCTAACCAAACAGGTCTGGCTACTATCAAGACAACTATTGAGGACTTACAGACTAAGGAAGCAGCACTAGAGAAGACAGTAGATGTCCGTATTAATCAGCTTAATAAAGAGTATGAAGAAGCTGAAGACCAGTTATCACTACAACCTAGTACAGAGGACTTAGAATCGGATAAAGCTGAGGTAGAAGGCTTAATAGCAGACGTGAAGAAAGGTCTAGAGTCCTACGAGTCAACTGAGAAGCAGAAGACAGAATTACTAGGCACTATTAACTCCTTAGAGAAGGAGATTGATAAGTATGACAAGCATATTAAGAAGACAGAAAAACAGCTAGATGATGTCAAGAACAAAAGGGACATACCAGAAAACTGTTCTGCATGCGGTCAATCGCTTCCTTTGGAAGACACAACTGCAATCGAAAATCACCTACAAAGTGATATAGACAAAAACAAGAAGGAACGTGAAGAAGCGGTTGAAGATTTGGAAGAGATGAAGGGCTATTTGAAGAAGACTAACAAGAAGCTAGAGAACAAGAAACCTTTAGAAGAGAATCTAAATGACCTACGTACGGAGTTAGCAGAAACAAATAGTGAGATTAAGTCTATTGGTGATAAGAAAGCTTCTATCAAGAAAACAATGTCTGGTATCGAGAGACAGATAAAAGAGCAGGAAGAGTTAAAGAACTCTACGTTCACTGAGATTATTGAGAAGAATATAGAGGATGCTAAGACTCTGGAAGCTACAATAAAAGAGCTTACTGAAACAATGAGCACTCACATGGCTTTAGCTGATAAGTACACGTTCTGGGTTAATGGATTTGGTAACCAAGGTATCAAGTCAGTACTACTGGACAGTGTGACTCCTTTCCTTAATGAACGTGCTAACTATTATCTATCAAAGCTAACGGAATCGACTATTGAGGTTGAATTTACTACACAAGAGAAGCTTAAAAATGGTAATATGAAAGACAAGTTCTCTGTAAAAGTAACCAACATTCATGGGGATGACGAGTACAAAGGTAACAGTAATGGTGAGAAACGTAGGGTTGACGTTGCTATTAACATGGCTCTGCAAGACCTTGTATCATCTAGGTCTAATAAGAAATTGGACATCATCGTATATGATGAGGTATTCGATGGTCTAGATGAAATCGGCTGTAACACCGTTATTGAACTTCTACAGGAGAAAGCAAGAATGTTTGGTACGGTTATTGTTATCACTCATAATGAACATCTTAAACAGATGTTTACTAAGTTCCTCACTGTTAAGAAAGAGGATGGTAGAACGGTGGTGCTTGAATTTGCAGCGTAAAGACAGAAGTAAACATGCTCTAAGCTTACCTAGTATGAATACGCCTATAACTAGGGAAATCTTTGATAACCTAGATGTGAGGGCTAAGGCTAGACTCCACTTAAATGAAATGGAACGTGACATACGTATGAAGATGATTGAGTTCCAAAAGGTTACAGGTAAGAAGCCAAGGTATATAATAATGGATGAGAACACTAAGATAAAGCTTAATCAGTTGTCTAGATGGGCTTCCATCTTACCTCCAGCAGAGTTACCTAATCCTGATTTTCCTGAGTGTCTGATGTTTGATAACCTACACATAGTTGTGGTGCATGGAAGAGGGGAGGGAATAACAATTGGATGCTAAAGAGTATGATATTGAAAAAAGCATTATGAAGGAGATACATGAATTCAGAACAAAAAGATATACTAAGCCTGCTTATATTATTCTAGATAATGAAACTTACAAGGAGCTACACGAGCAGTGTGAGAGGACTCATAGTAGGATAGACAAAGAACTAAAGCCTATGCCAGAGATAACTCAATACATGGGTCTAACTATAGTTAGGACTTACCTAGCAGGAAGAGGAATAGCTATAGGGGAGGTTGCTAGACCATGATTAATATGCAATTAGATGATGAAGTGAGTTTCATGTACACTAATTGGCGTGGAGAGAAAGCAAGAAGATACGTACAGGTAGTAGGGTTCTGCTGGGGTAAGAATGAGTGGCACCCTGAATACCAGATGTTGCTCTTCGCTTATGATGTAGATAAGAAAGACCATAGATACTTTGCAGTCAAGGATATAAGTGACGTTGCACCGATGTAACAATTTTAATACTTAGGAGACGATTTCCAGACCTTCCCCTTTAATTAGGTGGAAGGTCTTTTCTTTGAGAGGTGATAGAAATGATAACGGACTATCTAGATGGATCACTAGGAGAGGGTAATTACCATAAGACACAGAAGGGTGACCAGTATAGCTATCAGTGTCCTTTCTGCAAAGACCATAGAGACAGGATGTTTGTCAATGTGGATAGGAAGGTATACTTTTGTCATAACTGTGATGCGACTGGTACGCTAATCTCACTCATAGCTGACTATACACAGATTTCATATAAAGAAGCGTTGGATATATTCAGGGAATATGATGGGTATGAGCAGGAGCTACCAGATGACCTAGAAGAGGAAATATACAAGAGATTGTATAAGGCACCAGAGATTGAGATAGTTAAGACTATTCATCCTTTACCTGAGGAGTTTGTCCCAATAGAAGAAGCTAGAGGCAAGTTAGGAAAAGAGATGGTTAAATACATTAAGAGCAGGGGACTGACTCTTAGTATGGCAGAGCGTTATTCAATGGGTTACTGTAATGGAGGAAAGTATGATAGACGTATCATTATGCCAGATTTTGAAGACTATGAACTCATATACTGGCAGGCAAGAACAATAGACCCACCACCTAAGCTAAAGCTTCTGAAGAAGCATTATAGAAAGGTACTGAATCCTTCTTTAACTGAAGAAGAGATAGACAGGGGTATGATGGCTGTAGATAAGTCAGAGATTGTGTCTAACATTGACTTAATACTGGACAATGGTGTTGCAGTTATTTGTGAGGGTAAGATGGACGCATACACAATAGGGGACAGTGGAGCTGCTATTCATGGGAAGGTTATGTCTGATACTCAATTTATGAAACTGGTCTCAAACAAAGACAAGATAGACGTTATATACGTTATGCTGGATGGTGATGCTTTCGAGTACGCAATAAGAATTGCAAAGCGACTATATAAGCACTTTGATGATGTGTACATTTGTAGAATGCCTCATAAGGAAGCAGACCCGAATGGTATTGGTGCTAGGGGTTGCTTGCAGGTAATAGAGGAAGCAGTGAGATATTCCCCTCTATTTGAGGTTAAAGCTCGCATCAGAGGATGGATGTAGCAGGGGGACGAGTTTTCGTGGGAGGGTTTTTTTAAGTCGAACAAGCAATTGAGGAGGACGAGGACATGGACAGACTATTAACTTTAGAGAAAACGGTGTTAGATTTAGAAGATGCTCTACACCAGACACAACGAGAATTCAAACTATTTAAAGACCTTATGTTAGGTCAACCAGAATTGCCATACTTCTCTGATATCCCAGGATACCAGTTACAGTATCATCATAATGGAGATGCAGGTATTGATCTACCTATCTTTGATGAGCGCTTACTTGATGGTGAATTCGGTACTGAAGGGTTTGTAGACATCCTCCCAGGATGTAGCTATACTCTTAAAACAGGAATTCATATGGCAATCCCACAAAGTCACTATGGTATGCTGGACACACGTTCAAGCACATCTAAGCTGAAAATGACATTATTGTGTCGCACTATTGATGAGCCATTCCGTGGTAACATTCGTTTAGCACTACACAACGTTGGTACTGAAACAGTTCGTGTAGCTAACTACGATGAACTAGCACAAATGGTTATCAAACGTTACACTAAAGTTGCACCTAAAGGCTTTGCTACATACGGTGAGTTCCTTGAATATGCAGGTAATACTGCACGTGGTCAGGAAGGTTTTGGTAGTAAAGAACGTAATGTAGGAGGGAAATAATGAAAACTAGTACTGCACTAGATGTCATTGAACAGGGTAGAGCAGTTAGACGCAGGGGTTGGGTAAAAGGTGCTGTAGTATATAAGTCTGACAATGATATCATTGTGGACTATTCTAGAGTAGAGGAGTCTAAACTGAGTGAAGCCTTCTCTACAGTGAGATGGATAGCCAAGCCTGAAGATTTGGGGGCTACTGACTGGGTAGACCTAGGGGTACTTACAGAGGGTAAGGAACCTAACTGGGAAACTGGCTGGTCTAAGTATGATGAGCGCTTACAGGAGTTTGCAGTAAAGGCAGATGCAGTTAGGCTTGCGGTTAATGACCACATAGACCTAGCTAGTTATGCAAGAAACTCGTTCCGCATGCATATGGATACCACTATGTTGTGGGGCAAACAAGCAATAGAAGATGCTATTGCACGTGAAGAGCTTATAAAGGAGGGCAAGTAATATGAGTAGACCTACAGAGATTCAGGCAGGGGAGTTAGCTAAGAGATTTACGTCCCTTAGGAGACTTATTGATATTACTATACCTGATAGTCGTGAGAAGTCAGTGGCTCTCACTAATCTAGATACTGGGTATCTATGGGCAAAAGAAGCCCTAGATAAGAAAGGGGACAAGTAATATGGGTTATGGAACTGCATTTGAAGAAGTTAAAACAGGTAAGGGTATGCGCCTGCCACACTGGTCACCAGAGGTAGTTATCCGAGCGCAGTTTCCAGATGAGCATAGTAAGATGACAGCACCTTACTTATATGTAGAGTCTCGTTTTGGTAGAGTACCTTGGAAAGAGACTGCTATTGAACAGTTCTCTGATGAGTGGGTTGTAGTAGACTAAGTGAGAAACTGGTGGGATATATACACCATTGATTACTGGAAAGCGTTTTGGTTTAGGGTCTACATCCGTAAGTATCATATGGATGTAGCCCGTTTCCATAAAGAAGTAGCTAAAAAATATAAGAATGGAGCTGAACAAGATGTCAGTAGTAAACAAAGGTAAAAATATCAAGCAGGTAGATGAGAAGAAGCAGAAACAACAGGAGATTAAGCGTAAGGAGAAAGAGGTACAACGTCAAAAGGCTTACTGGAATGCTATGATTACACGTGAAGAAGCACGTGATATGGTTATCAAGTCACAAGAGCCTTTAATGGAGCAAATGCGTACTATGTTTATTCAAGTGAAAACACTTACAGAATTTGTGTTACAGAATGGTATTGCTACAGAAGAACAGCTTAATGAGATTGGAGTGCCTATCTACAATGAAATGTACGGTATCCCAAGTAAGCAAGAAGTAGAGAATCCAGAGGAGGTGACTAAGGATGCCGATAAACCTGTCCAAGGGTCAAACAATTAATCTGTCTAAAGAAGGTACTAACGGTCTAAAGAACGTAACAATTGGTCTTAGCTGGGGTGCAAAGGTATTAAAGGCAAGCCCTACTAAGGAAGAGGCAAAAGGGTTTATGGAAAAGTTCTCTTCCTTTTTTAAAGGCGGAGAGACGAAAATCACTACCCCTACTAGTGTTCCTAAAATGGACATCGACTCTTCAGTATTCTTGATTAAGGATACTAACGAACGCCTGACAACGGTATACTATGGTAACCTACGTGCTCCTGGTGTACGACATGCTGGAGATGACCTTACAGGTAATGATAAGAAAGGTAAGCATGATAATGAGGAAATTCATGTAGACTTTGAAAGAATACCTCGTAATGTGCACAAACTATTCGTAGTTGCCAATGTATTCTCTCCTATGAGTGGTCACTTTGGGTGGGTACCTGGATCATACATCCGTATTAAGGATGAAAAAGGTAATGAAGTAGTACGTTACGAACTAGGAGCAGACTTCAAGGATATGAAGGGTATCGTTGTAGCGGAACTATACCGTGATGGTAATGGAGACTGGAATTTCCGTGCCATTGGTAAAGCTACAAAAGGTAACTCTATGAGTAACCTAGAAGGCTTATGCATACAGGGGGACTTCTAATATATGGAAATCTTACAACATATACTTGATACCTACGCACAGTTCTTTGACTGGAGCATGTGGGGAGAAGTACTTACTAGTAAATCAGCTTGGGGCTTAATCCTAAGTTTAGTAATCCTTGAGGGCTTGTTATCAGCAGATAACGCCCTCGTACTTGCCATAATGGTAAAGCACCTACCAGAGGAACAACGTAAGAAAGCTTTATTCTATGGACTACTAGGTGCATACTTCTTCCGATTCCTATTCATTGGAGTGGGAACTTTACTAATCAAGCTGTGGTACGTTAAACTAATTGGTGCGGCATACCTACTGTGGATTGTAATTGACCACTACCGTAAGAAGAATGTAGAGCAAGAAGAGGGCAAAGAGTTCAATACAGGTGGAGTACTTGTAAAATGGTTCGGTGTATTCTGGGCTACTGTTATCTCTGTTGAGATAATGGACATAGCGTTCTCTGTGGACAGTATCCTAGCAGCGCTTGGTGTATCAGAGCAGGTTTGGGTACTACTACTTGGTGGAATGTTAGGAATTCTAATGATGCGTGGAGTGGCTCAACTATTCCTATGGTTACTAGACAGAATTCCTGAACTAGAGAATACTGCATACTTCTTGATACTAGCGATTGCAGTTAAGATGGGTGGAAGCGTGTTTGGTCTAGAAATTAGCCATGAAGTGTTCGTTATCACTCTAGTGAGTGCATTTGCCATCACATTTGCGTTGCATTATCTTAAAAAATACCTACCCCGTAAGGGTTAACATAGATTAGAGAGAGGATATCCTCTCTCTATTTTCTTTGTTTAAGAAGGGTATAATTTAAGGGGGTTTTGAAAATGGCTAAGACAGGTGGCAAGGGTATTAATAGTAAAAACAAGGGTGCAGAGTATGAGCGTAAGATTGCTAAGGCTCTAGGCTCTTGGTGGGGTGAACAGTTCCAACGTACACCTGCTAGTGGCGGATTACAGTGGAAAAAGGATAACCGAGTTACAGGTGACATAGTTACACCTCCAGAGTCTGTATTCCCATTTACTATTGAGTGTAAGAAGAGAGAGGGCTGGTCTTTAGAGCAGTTCTTAAAGAATACTGGTGAAATGGAAGAATGGTGGACACAATGTATTAGAGACGCTAAGAAGATAGACAAGAAGCCAATGGTTATCTTCAGTAAGAATTTTGATACTGACTATGTAATGATGTCTAGGGCTGATTTTGATGCTGTTACAGAGGGCATACTTGAACTTAATGCGTTTAATAACTTTGGGGTACACAAAGAAGGTTTAGAAGCAAGAGTTATCTGTGAGTTGGATAAGTTAATTGCTAATGTTTCTAAGGAAGACGTCATCAAGGCTTACAGTCTGTAACCTATTTGATAAGAAGAGACAAGCTTGATAGGGAAAATGAGTTACTTTTCCTACTGGCTTGTCTCTTTATTTTTTCTGAGAGGACGGGAAAAATGAATTCAAGAGTTGAGCAATCAACCAAAACCAAATTGAGTATAAAGGAGATGTTGAGGAATGAGTAACCAACAAATGTATGAGGTAGAAGGACAATACGTGGCTGATTTGAAAGCAGTAGCAACTGTGTTAAATGTACCTAAGGTGTTAAAACGTGATATTCAGGAGGGTGGAGCACTAGAAGGTAAGGTAAAATTAGTGAATGCAGATCAGGTAGGTGAAGGTATTAAAACTGAAGGTGAAGCAGAAGAGTGGGATAACTTTAAAGCTAAGACAGATGAAGCGATTGCTAAAGAAGTATCAGAGGAAGTAGAAACAGTAGAAGAAGATGATGAAGAGCCACAAATGATAAGCTACGTAAGAGATGAAGATATCATGAACACTAAAGAGGAAATCCTAGAACAGCTACCTGAATTTAAGACACTGAAGGAGTTTAAGGACTGGTATAAAGACATTGATACACAAACTGTTGAGTACTTTGCTAAGGCGATTGGTCTAACATGGACAGCAACAGAGCATGCTAATATCCACCGTATGAGAATCTCAATGGCTATGCAACGCTTCTTCTTCCCAGAGATGTTTAAACCTAAAGAGGGTAAGAAGAAGAAAGCTAAATACGGTGACCTTTCTACGGACGACTTATTCAAAATGGTAACTGCTAATAAGCTAGATGTGAAGAAGACTAACAATGTTCCAATCGACCGTATGAATGCAATAATGGCTCTAAAGAAAGCAGGTAAATTACCAAAGTAGGGCAGGAGAGGGGAGGGTTTTCCCCTCTTCTTTTTTATTACTTGAGAGCTAGAGAAATCGGGTCTCCCCCACCCCTAGGAAAGAGAGATTGACAAAAGGAGCCAATTTTGCAAAAATGAATTCATCGCCACCATGAGTGGCAGTGAGCCAGAGCCAAAAGGAGAGGGTATTATGGAAAACAACAAGAAAGTACATGATTACAAACCTGAGTTAAAGGCTGAGATTTTAGAGGACTGTCTGTCAATCCCTATCTCCAGCACCCAGAAGTTGCGAGTACTATTGGTTAGAGATGAGAATTTAGGCATCCGAGTATCAGCACAGAAGTGGTGGAGAGAGAATAGGGATGGGGAATGGGTACCTGGTAAGGGGTTTATGATGACAGGTCGCCAAGCCCTAATGATGGGTAAAGCTTTACAAGAGGTTGGCAAGCGTACTATTAACGTGAAGTAACTATATCTAATTGGGGGAAAATTGAATATGTCTAATCTATGTAGAAACGGTGAAGCACTTAAATTATCTTGGGACGCAGTAGTTAAGCAGTTTAACAACTTAGTGAAGTATGCAGCTAGACAAAAAGCACAGAACAGTACATTAGACGGCATGTTGTCGGCAGAAGACCTATATCAAGAGGGCATGATTAAGTTGTATGACTGCTGGGATAAGTGGTGTATGGGAGAGAACAAAGATATGGATGAATTTGCTCCTATCTTCCGTAAGTCTTTATACAGACAAATGGACAACAAAGGTGGAGGGAGCAAGTTTACCTACATAGACCTAGAAGATGCGTTTACAAACATAGAAGACAGCCAAGGCTATGATGTAGTAGAAAGAATGTACCGAGATAATGGAATCACTAAGCTGAAAGATATGCTGAGTGAGATATCTAGGGACTTCCTAGAAGAGCTTATCGAACCAAGCGAGGCTACATTATTCCAGGTATGGGCTGATACTGCTCGTAAGAACATGCTTAAATCACAAGGGAAACGCATTAACATCCCTAAGGACACAACAGTAAGAATGAAGCACATACAGAGAGCCTTAGGGTTAACAGGTAAGCAGTATGACAACGTAATGCAAGAGATTAGAGAGAAAGCACCGTTAGCATTACAGTACTAGGGAGATAGCAGTTTAGGAGAAAAAATCAAATAAATCACTTCTTTTATAAGTGATTACATCTGAATGGGGGAAATGTAGTTATGAGTTTCTTTGGAAATATTGATTCTAAATTATTAGACGCATTACAAGAGAGTACGTGTTTTGGTATCGCACACGATGAAAGTGTACCTGAATGTCAGAAGTGTGATGTACGAGGGCAGTGTAAAGCACGCATGGAGGGGGCTAATATCCCAACCCCACGTAAGAAAGAGAAGAAGGTTGTAGAAACTCCTAAGGAGACTAAACCAGCAACTAAGACCGCACCAAAGTCGGACAAGCCTTCTACTGGTAGCACAGGGACAGTTAAGAAAACTACTCCTGCTAAACCTAAAGCTGAAGCTAAGAAGAAAGACCCTGTTCAATATTCGTCTGATATGCCAGACTTCAAGCCTATGAGTTTTGAGGCACTGAAGGAATTAGCTACAGAGCGTAACGTTGAATGGAAAGACTACAGTAATGATTCTATCACACGTATGCGTTTGATTATGAATCTAAAGAAATCATACCAGTAATACAAAAGGGTGTGCCAAGCAGGGTACACCCTTTCATTAAGTTTCAGGAGGTAAGACATATGAATAGTGAGAACATTGTAAGGACTCCTATTGTCGTAAATAGAAGTCCTATATCTGTATCTTTTTGTCACTGCTATAATCAAAAAATCGTTAAGCACAATGACCACGCATATGCGGTGATGGGGGATAGCATGAGCTTAGGTGACCTTAAAGACTACCTAATGTTAGAGTTACCAAATCCTATATACTTCACTCACCTAATAAGCAACTGGGAAGAGAAGATTAACCTAGTGCTGGATAACAATACACCAGTGATTCTAAAGACAGGAAAGGTGATACCTATCTATCTTGTTAAGAAGATGGGGGAACAGAACCGCTCGACTTTGAGGGTTGTTATTAACTCTCTAGATGACTCTGCACGAAAGTTGGTACAGCAGGAGTCCTCCGAGATGAAAGACATCAGGGAGATGATGTTTGTAGCAAAAGCATGGAAAGTTTTCGTGTCGTGTCACGTAGACTACTTCCCTCACATAATGAAGCCATTAGACCTATTGCAACTGGTGGAAATGAATAAAAGCTTGGTATCCTCTATTACGATAGACTTCCCAGCCTTTACAACGGAATTCCTAGAAGCAATGGTAGACCGATGGCAGATGATTAACCCACACTTTATGGAGCATATCCAAAAGTACTATTTAAAAGATGAACACGGTATCTATCAGCCTAGATGTAAGGCTGAGACACTATCCAAACTAGATAATTTTGTTAAGGGTAGACGTGTTAATATTATAGACCTTCCAGATCACAACGTTACAGAGTATCATACTGAAGAACCACCATTTGGTATATCTTATGATAATCATGAACCAGTTACTTGTGGTAAATGTGGGAGACTTTTATATGCATAACAAAAAGGTAGCCCATTACAGGCTACCTTTTAATATTGAATTTATTATGCTTGTGAAGTCCTCATGTGTACCGCTCAAGAATCTAACCATCGAGCCATGTGTATAGTGCCTCATCTCATTTACCCTTTTAGTAAATCCATTCTTAGTTAGCAGTAGAACACGTGGAAACGTAGGATTCTTGAACACCCTTGCCCATTCCTTTTTAGCCCACTGTTTGGACACATAGTAATCTTTGTAATTGTCAATCTTGTTCTTGATAACTGGTAACCTCTCCGTACCCATGTCGACCTCAATGCAGAATCCATATCCTTTACCCTTACACTTAAATATGCAAACAATGTCGGGCTTAATGTAACTGTCATTAAAGTGGCACTTCTCTTCCGTCTCATAATATATCATCTCTCCCTCTAGTTCTCTAAGAACTTCCTGTATCAAGCATTCACATTCATTAATGGCAACTCTGTGGTGAAACCCATCTACTAGTGTTCGCTGACCAGAAGAGTCATACTTGATTGGCTTGCTATATCGTTCTATATCCAGCAAGATTATTCCTGCCCTATCGATACATATGTGCTGTTGAGCACTCCCTTGCCCTAAAGGTACAGGGGGAACTATTCTATCTATCACGTGCTTGTTGAACAATACCTTCAGCCTACTATTAAGCCTTTCAGTGCTAGCAAACTCTGGATAAAGGCGTTGTATCTGGTCTCTCTTTAGCACCCTCTTATCAGCCAGTAATCTTAACAACCCCATATCCCTCTCTGTAATGTTGTTGCAGTTATTGTAAACCCACTCTTTGGTAATCTGCTTTACCTCTGGACGCTTATAAATACCTTTCATATCAGCCTTCCTCCAGTCCATCATCATTTAATACTTCCTCTAGTAATTCCATTATTTCTTCTGCACCTTCTTCATCTCCATCCTCTAGTAGCTTAGTGACCAGTGCACCAGCATCCTTTTCTAGTGTACGCAGTTCCTCTTCATGTTGTTCTCTACGCTCATCTTCATCAATCTCTATAGGGGTGTTTTTTGGTGGGGTTTTGCCCTTCTTGATGTCTTCCTCTACTAACTCGACACCGAACTCCGCATTGTTCTTGTATCGGAACAACTCATTCAGCACTTCCTGTTTCGGTCTTCCCATAAGCTTTGCATTCTCATCGTATAAGTCATTATTGTTATACCTCTTGTATCTCTTTTCAGGCTCATTAATAGCCTTAACCATAAATGGAGGAGTAGCTTCACCCTTCTTATTGTACATCTTTAGCTTAACGATTGCATGATGCTTAGGCATACCCTTTGCTATTTGGTCTGCACTAAATTCTGGTTGAATAACGGACTCCAGTTCTTTTAAGTTATCCCTATCTGTCTGGAATACTACATAGTGTGGACCAGCCTTACGTATCATCTTAGGCAAGGACTTATCCATAGCCTTTAACTGCTCCCATCCATGGAACATAAATGTTAGACCACAACGGTACTTTCTGTAACGAGTTAACATATTTCTCCAACGCTCACTACCTTTGATATAGTGGTCTGGCTCATCTAGTATGATGAAGCATGGCTTACGGTCATCCTCTTCCTCAATATCCTCCCTGCTGATAATAGCAAGGTTGAATTTAGATATCAAGAAGGATACTAATGCGGTCTGGTTCTCTTCACCTAGGGTTTCATTAGCCTTGACTAATACTAGGCAACCCTCATCCATCCACTTTCTGAAGTCTACTATATATTCACCATTCTCATCCTTTTTAGGCTTCTGAAGTATGAAACTCTTTAGAGCCTTCTTACGCATTACAACCGCTAAACGTCTGAATGCTTGTTCATATATAGCTTTTCTGTCCTCTTTAGACATCTTCTCATGGAAGTACTCCCAATCACTACGCAACTCTGGGTCATCAATATGAGGAATAATGCTGGCACGGTACTCCGCATTACTCAGCATATTCTCTATATCCTGCAACGTTGCATCTGGAGTAGTGTATACTGCACGTACAGCATTCTCAACCCAGATTCTAGATGTCATGCTTAACTCCGTACCTGCAACTAACTCAACATATGACAGAATCTCTTCAGTAATTAAATCCTCAATAACATCAGCATTTCTACCCCTGAATATTTCATTCCATCCTAACCCTACTGGGTTCTCTGAATTTAAGAAATCTATTATCTTTACCTTATGTCTCTTCTCTGGTGGAACTAGATTCAGTATCCTCTGTGCTAATTTACCATCTGCCGCATCTACTACCATAGACCCATAACCTTTCTCCAGTGCATCTAGAGCAAAGCTAGCTGCAAAGGTAGACTTACCGCTACCTGGCTCTCCTATAACTACACGTGACATACACAGTAGGTTAGGGTTATCTCCTGCGAAGTATACTGTCTTAGTTTCACCATCTGTGTCCTCATATGTCGCAAACGGTATACCCTTACCATCATCTTCAAATATTTCTTTAGGTATATCTGCTGAACTCCTATGCTGAACGGTATCCAGCTCATTTTGGTGCTCCATTTGTAGTACTTGGTCTGGTACCTGTATGATCTTGGATAGCTCTAGGGAACATAACTCATCCCCATTCATCTTAACAACCATCTTACGGTCTCTAATATTCTTGAGGGCTTTAACTTTGTCTCTACCCTCTACTTCTTTAGACACTAGTTTGTTATCTCCTTCCAGTGGGTGAAACCCTGCTGTAAGGCTTCTCGTGATGGCTCTACGTCTATCTTCATCATCAGATACAGCTATTGCATTAAAGTTAATCTTGAACCCTTCGCTATACTTCTTACGTAGTGAGGATTTAGAACGTCCCTCATGTGCCTTTCGCTTTAGCGACTCTCTAAATTCAGTATTCATCTCCCATCCAGGTATGAGGAAATCTCCTACTATGTTCATAAGTTCCTCAAGAACAAGACCCATGACGTTAGCCAAGCCCACCAAGACGTTTTTTGATGTAAACATCGTACCTTTTTTCTTAGGGATGACGTTCTTCTCCTTGATATTTTCACCAATCCCAACCATAGTCTCATTCCAAGACTCACCAAGCGGTCTCATCCCTAGTTGTAGTATCGCATAATCCTCATCCTTAAGATAGTTTGTAGTCGTCAGGATAGAGTCAAGTGGGGTATACTTGGGGTTCTCCATGTCCAAGGCTAGTGCTGGGTGATTCTGCAAGGACATCTTAGTGACACTAGTATTGTCCATGTGAAGGTTAGGCAGAGGGTCTTTCACCTCCCTTACTGTAGAACGTTTCCAGCATCTTCTTATCTGTCTAGTAAGTGCATCCTTTAAATGGTCTTTATCAGGTATAACCAAATAGAACTTTACCTGACCTTTGTGTATAACCACTTCCCACCATATGTTCATCTCTGGAGTGTATATTAATCTACCGCCTCCAAAGTTTATACGCTTGTTTAGTGGAGTAAACAATGTTGCAAACTCTGTTATAAGCCATCTAACTCCTGCATTGGACGTCATCTTACTAGGAATAACCTCCAGTGTCACATACTGTATTTCCTCTTTTTCTACTAAACGTATCTTCTCCTTAGTAGTTGGATTAACAATATTAACCTCTGGTTGCATCTTAACCCCTCCTATTTAAACCATCCTTGCATAAATTCTGGTAACACATACATCATCTCTTCCCTAGCCTTCTCACCTATAGATTCAAACGTTGCATCAAAGATACCACCCATTATACCACCAATGAACTTTAGACCATTACCAGATAGCTCTGGTACTGCTAATGTTACTACTACATATATGCAAGAATATGCCAGCTTTCTAATCTCCATACTAGTGACCTCCCATCCACATGCCCATCAGCACTTTGACAGTCTTGTATGCCACTTGATATGAGAATCCAGGAGCTATATATTCAATAGCTCCCATTATCAAGAGCGTCTTAGCTATACTCCCAACCAGCCTAACCCAAAACATGTTATTGTACCTCCAGTAATACTTCTACTGCCTTGTTTACTGACCACGTTAATACCTTGATAGTCACCATACCTGCCGTAACTAATCCTGCACCAACAACGTATAACACTTTATTGCTTACTGGTTTCTTCTCCATTTGAACCCCTCCTATTGAAATTGTTTAGCATTCATGCTTAAAGCTTTGTCTAGGTCTATCTCCTTGTCTTGCTGTACAAGTATCTTTGGCTTGGATTCTTTTATCTGAGGTGCAGGCTTCTTATCTGACACTGGGAGCTGAGGTTTCTGATGGGATACTTTTTTCTTGGGTTTACTAGGGTTCTCTGTTCTCTGATGTGATTTGATAGTAGTCTGTGACATTATCTCCGATGTGATGTTATCATATAACCTCTGTGCCAGTTTTGGGTCATGCTCTACTGCGAATAATACACACTCCCTGATAAAACCGCTTCTATCCTTCATATCATTTAGATGGTCTTCCATCCATTCTGTAGACTTAGTTGTTCTGAAGGTATACTGTTTATCAGCCATATCACACACCCCTAATCAGGTTTCTAATACCCCATTTATTATAACCTCTAGCCACTGCAAATTGTCCACTCTGTGATAGCTCTGGGTTTGGGAAGTGGTCTTTCATATGAGGATACAGTGAAGCACCTCCACCACCAGCAAATATTATCTTATCTAGGAAGTTAATCTCATCCTTCCAGAAGTTATGCAGTCTATTAGTGATGTCGTAAGCTACGTTTTCGTAAGCCCAATCTATTGTTGGAGCCATGTCGTACACCTTAGTTCCAGACTTCAATACTCTGCTCTGTACTACGTGCTCTGCTTTGTACAGTGGGAAGTTTACTCCTGTGTGGTCTAATATGTTATCAGAGACGACTTGGTTTACAGAGTTCATAGCAACGCTGAAGCTAGTAGTTAGATGCTCAATGTTATTGAAGACCTCACACACGTAGATGTCTGTAGTTCCAAATCCTATATCGACTACTGCTACTCTTGACTTAGCTAAGTTTGTGTCTGCTATCTCACCTTTGTCATCCAGTATTCTATCCATTAAAGCCCCAAATGGTTGTGGTACAAATAAGCCCTTTCTACCTCTAACTGACCCATTCACTCTTATCCCAGAGGACTCTATGTTGTACTCATGCTTATTGTCCATGAACAGGCTCTTGATAGCTTCCTTATATTGGTCGAAGTGACTGACTGGTAGACCTGATACAAAGTTAGTTTCCTTTGCCCCACCATTCATCCCTAGACCGAGGATAGTTCCTAGTAATATCTTTGTAACCTCACTATCAAAGCGGTCACTCGTCAGAGAGTGCTTAACAATTCTAGATTGAGTTATTGCCAAGTCTGATACAAAGTGTACACCTTGAGCGTCTCTGTACTCTATGTCATCATGCTTATTGTCTACTGCAAACGAGTCTGCTACGCTTTTGTTGAATTCCTTTAGCTTTCTATCCTTCCCTACACCCACAACCGACTTAATTATGATTGGTTTGCCATTGATGATACCTTTTGTATACATATAACCCAAGTCAACTGATGTAATCGCTTTACTCATATCTGATTCCTCCTTAGAAAGATATAGATGAACGGATGATATTCGAAATCCAACGTAGCATCTGGAACATTGTAGGTAACATTGAGATTCCAATGTAAGCATACCCTACGTTCTTAATTCTGTTCCATCCAGCATCCTTACTCTTACCTGTTGCCATCATGATAAACCCTATCAGAGCGTAGAACCAAAGTATTGGCTCTGCTATTGCAGTGAATATATCAACTATATCCATGAACCCTCTGCGTAGGTCATTGGCATTTTGAGTAGCTGCAAATGCATGTGTAGCTCTCATCCCTAGTCTAGTAACGATTGCTGTAGGTAGAATCATCTCTCCGAACCATCTAACCAAGGACTTTCTACCCTGCTCTAACTCTCCAGTATGACGTGATTTATTTTCATACTGAGGTTCCACGAAATCCCACTTAATTACTTCAGACTTCTTAACGTTGCTCACCTGAATACCTTTACTCGTAGTTACCAATTGCGTCATCATAATCTCCTCCATACTCATTGATTTCCGCAACCCAGACCGGAGACACCCCAGAGTAAGAAAAAATGTTTCGGTTTTGCTGAAGAGTGGGACACCTAGAGAATCAAAGAGTGTACTAGCATTGCCCCCTCATTACCAAAAAGTGACGGTGGGTCGTTTCGGGGGGTCGTTTCGGGTTTGCTTTAACTTTACGTTGGTCTAGCTTGTCACATTACTAGGGACGAGTTCAATGCCATTGCTTCCTGCTAATACGGAAGAATATTCCTGTCGTGGATTGGGGAAACCTAAGTTCAGGGGGTGGCTATCAATGGAAGAGAAGAAAGCACTAGGTGAACGCATCTTTGACTTTTCAATAAGAGGGCTTATAGTACTCTATTTCATAAAAGCGGCAGTGGAAGTATTTGGCTAGAACACCGAGGAATCCCCACGGAGGGGAGGGAAAAAAGAAAAAGGAAGAGAGAGCAACGCACTACGAACTGGCATAGTGAATAGTATAGGGAAGTGAAGATATCTCGCTTTCATGACCCTATAGCTGATTCCCTAGTTTCGTAGCTACCTTGTGTCTCTCTTTTACTGTGTATTATACTATAGTCTCCTCCATGATAATTTATTATAGACAAGTTATTTTGGAGGTGTAGGAATGGCTATTAACAAATATATCCATGATGTAAATGCTTATGTGGAGCAACAAAAACGCTACGGAACTGACAGTGTTAAGGTTGAGCTGGACGACACTAATAACAAGGTTACTATTGCATTGATTGATGCATACAACAACCCTGTTGCAGGTGCACCACTATTGGTAGATGAGAAATTACCTGATGCACGTAAAGCTGTCAAGTTCTATGAAGAGATGATTCACCAGTTAGAGCAAGGTGATATCATCCGTAACCTACAGACTACTGGGAAACCAACATCTGGTGGATACAACGATAACAACAGTCGCTACTAAGCAACGCTTAAAAGAGTACCCTTTGGGTACTCTTTTTATTTTTGTCTTTTTTATTAAAAGGAGTATTTAAAAATTTTCTTTAAATTTTTAAGAATTTTAAGTATACTTTTAAAATTTTTAGTAAGTAAGGGACTAGGTTAGCCATACGGACGGAGACAACTTTGGGTTTGGAGGCTTTTATTAAGCGAACTCAACCAAAAGGAGGAATTTAATATGGCTGAAATATTTACAGGTAGTAACCCATCCCAAATGTATATGGATGCACTGTTTACATTATGTTTAGAGGGGGATATTGTAAAGCCACGTGGCAAAGCGGTAAAGGAGATTCGTCCAGTAATCCTAGAGTTTACTGAACCTGCTAACCGTCTAACATTTCTGTTAGGACGTGTGGTAAATCCATTCTTCCAACTAGCTGAATCCACACTGTGGATTCCAGGTGGTAGAAGTGACGTAGCATGGTTGCTAGACTACAATGCTAGCATGGAACAGTTTTCTGATGATGGAGTATACTTCAATGCCCCATATGGTGAGCGTTTACGACACTGGAACAAGAGTGATGCGAATAACTTTATCCTGAATCCTTTTGACCAGTTATACGATGTGTATGAGAAGCTTAAAGCTGACCCTGACACACGCCAAGCAGTAGCAGTAATTTATAACCCTATCTTCGACCATGCACGCAATGAGACGAAAGATAGACCATGTAACCTTCTCTTGACTTTCAAGATACGTAAGGGTAAACTAGACTTAACAGTCATGAACCGTAGTAATGACTTGCATTGGGGTACATTTGGTGCTAACCTTTGTCAATTTGCTACTATTCTAGAGTGTATGGCAAGCTGGCTAGGGATTCCAATGGGAACATACAACCAGATTACTGACTCTCTTCATATCTATCTTGAAGACTATGGTGCAAAAGAGACTGAGAAGGTATTAGGTGCATACGGTTTAACTGCTAGTACTTTGGTGGGACGTGAAGTACCACAGGTACAACAGTTTACATTCATGAGTGAGCCTAGGATGTCTAGTAATTTCGATGAGTTCCACGATATTCTAGAGTATTTCTTTGAAGAAATTGACCCTCTGTTTAGCCTACCTGGAACTTATGTGAATGGTAATTGGAGTGACGTACTAGACAGCATTCATGGTATCGAGGATGACTATTTAAGAATGGCATTCTTTGCAATGTTTGCATACCGAGCACACAAGCGTGGTAGCTGGAACGTGATGGTGGATGCTCTAGATAGTATGGTTCCTTGCTCTTGGAAACTGTCTTGCCTACGATTCTTGTATCCTAAGTATAAGGACTTGTTAGATTTCCAAGCTCTATATGAAGGCTGGGATTACGACAGAGTTCTTTACATCGAACGCACAAACGGATAACACAGGGGAGAGAATTCAGGACACTTCCTCTTTTTTCAAAGCGAACGGACGATTGGTCTGTTCGCTATATTTTTGGAGAGGGAGTGGCTTTAATGGGAAAGGCACTATTAGACGGAGAGATTATATTAGCAGTAGATTTTGATGGAACGATTAGTACAGAGCCTGATATGGGGCATGCACTGGTATTACAACCAAATTGTAAACAAGTACTGGAAAGATTCTATGAGGATGGTGTTCGTTTAATCCTATGGACTTGTCGTACTGGAGCACCTTTAGATGAAGCTTTAGCGTTCCTAGAAGCAAATGAGTTAGGTCATATCTGGTGTGCTATCAATGACCAACTACCTGAAGTTAATGCAAAGTATGAACCAAATGTAGCTAGAAAAGTTGGTGCTGATATTTATATTGACGATAAGTCAATTGGGTATAAAGTCGATTGGTTAGCAATCGAAAAACACATATATGGAGAGTGATTAGATGTCTTATTCAATCCCTGCAATTGGAGACAAGGTAACGGTAATAGGTAGTAGCCACAAGGAACACACGGTGTTAGATGTAAGCATGTTTGATGCAGATGGCGACCCTATAGCCCTTAGCTCAGGTGGTAAACTTAGAGTACAAGTCACTGATGGATTGAGCGTAGGTAAGTGGGTTGGTCTAGACTCTGTATATCCTGTATCTGAGATTGAACGTCTAACATCACCTGGAGGTATCCCACCTGCTAGTATGGATATTGAAGCCATTGCACAGAAGATGACTAGGTGGATGGAGGGCTTACCAAGTCAACCAGATAACAGTAAGCTACCTGAAGTTGTAACACTGTTAATGGCAATCCAGTATGACAAGGAAAAGTACTATGGCTCATCATGGAAAGGTAAAGGTGAAATTCGTGGTATTATGGCAAACCTTGACCGCAAATATGACCGCCTAGATAAGATGACCAACGATGAGATAGCTGGTTTAATGCAAGGTCTAGCAACGCTAGAGGAACTACTAGTTAATGGTACCATCAAAGCTGAGTTAGTAGGGGAGAGCAAGATAGACGCTATCGCAGACCTTACAAATTATGGAATTCTGTATATGACGTATGTTCAGGACAACTTCCCTAGTCTATTCAAAATATGGGTGGACAAAAATGTTCCAGATTACTTGAAAGATAAAATGCTTTTCCTACAGCAATAGTACTGGGGAGATAATGATAAACACTCTCCCCTATCAGGGGAGAAAAGATTTTGTGAGACGGTTTTTTTAAGTCAGAAGGGTCACAAGGGGAGAAGCTCACTGGCGGTTACCATGAGACTTTCAATACTTTGACTTTTACTATAACAAGTATCCTTAGGAGGAATTTAAAATGAATAAACAAGAAACTGTAAAAGCTATCTCTGTACGTACTGGATTAACACAAGTGGATGTAAACAAAGTGTTTACTGCACTTAAAGAAATCACTGTAGAAACTCTACAAAAAGGTGAAAAGCTACAATTAACTGGTTTCTGGGGAGTAGAGCCTGCATACCGTGCACCACGTAAAGGTTTCGACCCTATTAAGAAAGAGCCAATGGAAATCGCTGCTACTGTAGGTGTTCGTATCAAAGCTGGTGAAGATTTAAAGAAAGCTGTAAAAGGCTTAAAAGTAGAAGACTTTGCTCCTAAAGCAGAGTAGTCTATAACGATCATAGCTGCATATATCTGAACGGTATCGTTCACACATACTTCTGAAAGTGTTCAAAAGACTCTAGGATTCGCTCCCTAGAGTCTTTTTTCATTGTAAGAGAGAGGTTCTGCAATCCCTCTTTTTATTAGTTTTGAAGGAGTTGATTCGATGAAGTGTACTGCATGTAGGCTTTCTGAGACCTGTCCAAAGGTACTACAAATGGGGCATGGTAAGAAAAAAGCTAGGGTTATGGTTATACAGGAGAATCCATATGAACATGAAAATAAGAAGGGTAAATACTTTAGTGGTAAAGCAGGTAAGCTACTCCAGTCAGCCTTTGAAGAGGTAGGAATAGATGCAGATGATGTGTACTATACTGCTGTAGTTAAATGTTCAACACCAGAGGATAGACTACCTCTAAAGGATGAAGTTAAGGCATGCGAAGACTACCTATGGGCAGAGATTGATGCAGTAGAACCAGAGATTATCATACCGACAGGTAATATGTCTCTATGGGCTCTAACAGGTCGTACTGCAATAACTAAGCAACGTGGGAGACTTATTGAGAAGGACGGTTACAAGTTCTTCCCTATGATACATCCTAATATGGTTCTAAAGCAACCAAAGTATATGGAGTTCTTTTCTAAGGACATCATTAATTTACACTCAATATTAGAGGGTGTGCTTCCTGCTGACATATTGGCATATGACCAGGAGAGATTATATTGTGAGGACTATGACACTGCCATCAACGAGTTAAAGAGATTAATGTCTCTACCAGATGGTCACTTGGTAACAGTCGATTTAGAGACCGTTAAGTCCAATCCATACTTGGACAAGACGGTTATGTCAAAGACTAAGAGAAGCTTATTCCCTGAGAGTGAGATAGTTAAGATATCCGCAATAGGATTCTCTGATAGAGCTGGGTATGGTAATGCCATTCCGTTATATCATAGAGAAACCCCTTTTACAGGTAACCAGATTGGAACAATAGTGAAGTTTATACGTTTTCTAATTGAGGACTCTAAGCTGGAGTTCGTAGCACATAATAGTAAGTTCGAGATGAAGTGGCTACTACAACAGCTAGATATATACCTAGCCGACCTCAAGTGGGACACTATGTTAATGCACTATCTTGCAGTTACAGAGGAAAAGGGTACACATGACTTGAAGCAGTTGGCATGGTTAGAGACTGATATGGGTGGATATGATGATGAGTTAGACCCATACCTACCTAAGGGTGACGATGAAGGTAACTATGACATGATACCTTGGGATACACTCAAAGTCTACCTAGCAGCCGATGTTGATGTAACATACCGATTACTAGACAAGTATAAACCTCTTATTGAAGAGGATAAAGAGAAGAAATGGCTATGGGATAACCTCATGGTACCTGGTCTGTATGCACTGATGGACATTGAACACACTGGTGCTAAGGTAGATGGGGACTTGCTTGGAATCTATAGAGGGCGTTATGAGGAAGAGATTGACCGTATAGAAGCCAAGCTAAGAGAGTATCCAGAAATTGTTAGCCTAGAGCGTGAAAGGCATGAACTTTGGTTAGAGCGTGTTGCGATAGGTGGAATTAAGAAGGCTAACCGTACTGAAGAACAACAGACCAAGTTTGAGAAGAATAAGAAGTATGACCCTAAGAAGGGTGGAGATAAGCTAAACTTTGGTTCCTCTACCCAACTACAGGTACTCTTCTTTGAGATAATGGGCTTAGAAACGGTTGTCCTTACTGATAAAGGTCATCCAAGTACTAATGATGACTCATTGAAATATATGAGAAATCAGCATCCTATGATTGCTCTATTAATGGAGTACCGCAAGGTTGCCCATTTATACAGTAACTTCATTGATAAGATGTCAATGCACGTAGATGCAAGAGGTCTTATACATGGTAACTACAATCTGCATGGAACAGTTACAGGGCGTTTAAGTAGTAATGAACCGAATATGCAACAGTTACCTCGTAAGGTGAATGACCCATTCCTATTCCAGTACTGGAATGAGATTAAAGCACTGTTTGTATCTAGGTTTGGTGACGATGGCGTTATTATCCAGTTTGACTATTCTCAGTTAGAGTTACGTATCCTAGCTGTTATGACTGGTGACCCAGAGCTTATCCGACTGTATCGTTCAGGAGCTGACTTACATAAAGAGGTAGCATCTGGTGCATTCGGAGTACCTGTGTCTGAGGTTACTAAAGACCAACGTACTGCATCTAAGAAGATTCAGTTCGGTATCGTATACCAAGAGTCTGCTAAAGGTCTGTCAGAAGACTTACGTGCAGAGGGTATTAATATGTCTGTAGAAGAGTGTCAAAGCTTTATTGATAGTTACTTCAAACGATTCCCAGTAGTAGAACGCTGGATTAAGCGTATTAAGAAGTTTGCTAAAAAGAATAAGCACGTTAGAACAATGACTAACCGTATCCGTCACCTAGATGCTATTGACTCTACTGACCGTTCAGTAGCGAACGAGGCAGAGCGTCAAGCAGTAAACGCACCTATCCAGTCTACAGGTTCAGACTGTACATTAATGGCACTTATCATTATTAATGACTGGTTACAAAATTCTGACCTGAAGAGTAGAATAGTAATCACTGTACATGATAGTATCGTGTTTGACTGTCCTAAGGATGAGGTAGTGGAAGTATCTGAGAAAGTTAAGCATGTTATGGAGAACCTAGCAGAGTACAACGAGTTCTATAAATTCTTAGGTGATGTACCAATTCTGTCTGAGATGGAGATTGGATACAATTATGGTCACTCATTCGAGTGTAGTATTGAGGACATAAAGGAGCAGGGTGTAGATGGGTTCCTACAGAAAGAGTTGGCAGATAAACATACTAAAGAGCAAGAAAAGTATGCTAAAGCAGAAAAAGAAGGTACTCCTATACCGAAGCATGTTACAGGTTATTGGGAGAATATAGCATAGTATTAAAGAGGATTCCGTCTAGGAGTCCTCTTTTTCTTTATATCCCTCGTAGTTCTGTAGCCCACGGAGGAATTTTCCTGTGGAAAACAGGATAAAACTTTGAAAAACTCAATTTGAGGGAGGAATCAATATGACCAAGGATAAAACTTACGAAATGGTGAATAAATCTAATGGTGCAACAATCACATGTACAGAGAAGTTCGTTCTAGACTGGATTAGCAGGGGCTTTGTAGTAGATAAAATCTTACTAAAAGGAGAGAAAAAGACATGCTAGAACAAATACCTAATAATGTAGATTTTGATAAGGTGGACTGGGTTGTCTTAGCTAGACAACTAGGACTAAAACTATCTGACGAGCCTATAGAAATTACCAGACTTGGCACCCCTTACAGACAGTACTTAGCATCGGTCACGATGGCATCTAGAATGGTTGACTGTAACCTTAGACTAGAGCAGATAAATGATGAACTAGATGAGATGATGGATGAACGACAGATAACCTCCTTTGACAAGGCGTGTATCAAGTTGTATTTAAATAGAATAGTAGAAAACGAGAAGCTCCCTCATTGATAGGGGGCTTTTCATTTTTGTTATAGGTCAGGAGACGATTCCCGTTTCCCGACCTTTTTTTATGTCGAACAGGTTGTTGAACCCCACGATACTAAGAGATGGTGGAGAAAAAATTGTGTGCCTTGCTTTAATAATTGTGAAGGCGTTCAGGACAGAAAGGTATGATGAGTATGTCTCGTAAGATTATAAGAATCGCCTTACCAAAAGGTAAGATGTACCAAGCGGATTTACAGAAGGAGTTATCCATAGATGGCTCTAATGTCCTTCGGGAAGTCCTAAACCACTCTAGTAAGTATGCGTGGTGGAAGACCCTGTATGATGTAGCTGAGAATCACGTACAGTACTTAGAAGACCTTAATATTGGTGGTGAACGTTATGAGAGAGCAGTAGAGCACAGAGATACTCTACAGTCTACTCTTGAAGCGTTTAATCATAGAGAATCAACATTGAAGCTATTGTTACGTAGTGATAATAAGCGTAAAGTGTTGAAAAGTTACAACAAAAATATCACACATTTAATGGGCGTAATTTAGGTCATTGACCATACTAGCCCTAAGGAGGAATTATTAATGGGTAAATTAGACGTATCAGCACTAGCAGCAAGATTAACGGAGTTAAACAGTAATAGCGGAGGTAATGGTTCTGGCGGTGGCATTAGCTGGCTTAACCTTAAAGATGGACGTAATGTTATCCGTATCTTGCCACCTAAAGGTGATGGAGTATTCGCTAAAGAGGTATTCGTACACTTTGGTGTGAATAAGACTGAGGAAAACAAAAGAGGTACAATGGTTGTATGCCCTAAGACACATGGCGACAACAAGCCTTGCCCAGTATGTGACGTGGTTGCTGAAATGCGTAAGCTATCTAAGAAGAAAGATGACAAGTACGACAAGATGGCTAGAGAGCTGAATAAGAAGACACGTGTATACTACAACGTTATTGACCGTGCTGACGATTTATCTACATTTGAGAAGAAAGAAGTAGATGGTAAGGAAAAATGGTTCAACGCTGATGATGAAGAGGAAACACCTATCAAAGTGTTTGGTTCTGGTATCGGTATTTATAAGGCGTTACTAGCACTTATCATTGATCCAGAGTATGGAGATATCACTGATGAAGAAGAAGGTCTAGATATTATTATCACTAAATCTGGTACAGGCTATAACACTAAATATGAAGTTAAATCTGTACGTAAAGAGTCTGTTATCGGTTTCGATAACTGGGAAGAAGAGTCTCACGACTTAAACCCACTAGCTAAAGCTAAGAGTTATGATGAAATCGACGCTATCCTTAATGGTGAAGAGCCTGAGGATAAGGACGATGACGATGAGGAAGAAGAGGAAAAGGAAGAAAAGCCTAAAAAATCCTCTAACAAGTCTAAGCCTGAAAAAGAAGAGAAGGAAGAGGAAGAGGAAAAGTCTGAATCTGAAGACTCTAGTGAGGGCGATGGAGACGACCTACAGTCAGAAATTGCAGCAAAATTAGCAGCACGTAAGAAACGCAGAGGTTAATACTTGGGACTACAGGCAGGTGGGCAACCACCTGCTAATACTTTTGAAAAGGGGATATATACCATATGAAAAATATTACACAAGAATTAGACGTTGCTCATGAGTTTAAGTATGAATTAGGCTGTATCGAAGATGGTATTTGTAAGAATATCGCTATAAATGGTTTAAAGAATGCTCCTGATTACTTCTGGTACGTACCTGCATCAGCTAGTGGTAAATACCATCCAAAGAGTAGCTTAGGTCTAGCAGGTCTTATTAGACATGTTAAAGCAGTATTCCTTATCTCTGAAGAGTTGTTAAATCACAAACTATATTCTCCGTTTACTCCTGTGGAGAAGGATATGATTCGTGTTGCCGTACTATTACATGACTGCTTAAAGCAAGGTATAGAGGGGACTCATACTGTAGCTGAACATCCATTATTAGTACGTGAAGCGTTACATCCAGTTAAGGGTAAAGTATTTACTGATGATATGAATTCTACTCTTATGGTTAAGGATATGGAAGAGAAGTGGAACTTAATCTGTACTATGATTGAGACCCACATGGGCATCTGGAATACAGATAAAGAAGGTAATGAAATCATGGACATTCCTAAAACTAAAGCCCAACTACATGTCCACATGTGTGACTATTTAGCTAGTAGAAAGTGCATTGAGGTGGATGTAACACCTAGAGAAGCACAGTCTAACTACGCTAAGAAGGATGAAGGTAGTGCTCCCGCATGGTTAAGTGATAAGGCTACCCAAGGTCAGGTGGGCTTTATCAAGAAACTGTTAGTTACTGCTATGATTAAAGGAGTGTCTCATCCCTACGATGGACTGACTTTAGTAAATAGCGATGGTATTGCTATTACGAAAGGTAAAGCAAGTGAGATTATCCAAGCTTTACAACGTTTGACAGGGCAATAAACCCTAAGGAGTCGATTTCCGACTCCTTTCTTTTATTTTTTGTGAGGTGATTGAGATGGCAGAAGCAGGAAGAAAAAGATTGTGGCAACCACATTGGAATAACGAAATCCTTAAAGCCCTTGAGGAGACAGGTGAATACGACTATACTTCTATAATTGAGAAGGGTCTACGTGTGGTATGGGTGAGAGATAAAATTAGAGCACTGTGTAAGCAGGCACATGATGGTAGTGTATCACTTAGATGGGATAAGAATTCTCATGTAGTGTATATACGTAAAACTTATGTTAGACCCAAGCCTGTAATACCTAAGGGTACACCTGCAATTGAGAAATATGCAGAACAGGCTAAGGCTATCAGAAGTAATAGAGATAAATTTATTGCTCTCTGTGAGAAGGATGGGGATAAGTACCCTATCAATTTATACGCTGTAACTGAAAGACATGCTAGGATGGATTTAGCAGAGAACTACAAGGTAGATAAGATTATAGACATTCTACCTGCAAAAGATTACCGTAAGAAATATATAAGACCACTATAAGGGGGTGATATTGTGAAAAACTCCTATGAGGTTAGAGGGGACATAACTGTCATCTTTGTTAAGAAAGGTAAGTATGACATTTATGAGTGCCTAATTGATACTGAAGATTTATCTAAAGTGGACGAGGGTTGTGATACCAACTGGCATTTGTCCAACAATGGCAAGGGAAAGTACTACGTAGTAGGTAGCAAGAGGATTAATGGTAAGCCCAGAACTGTCAAGCTGCATAGGGTTGTTACATCCGCTCCTAAAGGAAAAGTAGTAGACCACATAAAGGGCAACACTCTAGATAACCGCAAATTTATGCTGAGAGTAGTGACCCAGCTAGAGAATAACCAGAACTCTAAGATGCAGTATAATAACAAAAGCGGAGTAAGGGGTTTGTACTTCCATGAAAGAGACCAAGTATGGATAGGTCAAATCTGGTCTAACAACAAGTGCCACCATATAGGTAGTTGGAAGCCAGACCAGTTTGAAGTAGCTAAAGCAGAGATGGAAAAGGCTAGAAAGAAATTACACAAATATGCACAGGAGGTAAAAGATAATGTTACTACTAATTGATGGGAATAATATCGGATATAGAGCATTTCATACTAGTCAGGGAGACCTTTGTACAAAGGATGGCAAGCCTACAGGTGTAATGCAAGGTGTCCTTAAATCCATTAAGTTATATCTGGAACGCTTCCCAGAGACTACTAAATGTTTGGTGTGTTTCGATGGTGGGAAAGCAGAATGGCGTA